TGTGGCGGAGCGGCTGTTAAAAGCCAAGACGCCGTACACGTTCCGGGAGCGGAAGCGCTGCACACGGGAAGCTCTGATTCTTGCGTTCCTGATTTACGACATTGAGAACCTGCAGGAACGGAGCTTCGGAGACAACGACCAGATTTTGAGCATCCGGCGGGATAGCAGGAGCTGAGGGAGGACCACATGGTGAAGTTTGTAGCGCCCATGGCTACATGGGAAATCGTGGGCGGCGACCTGCCGCCTGTCCGAGTTCGAGCCCGGACGTTCGATGAAGCACTTGCAAAGGCAAGGTTTCGCAACCACGGCTATTGCGCCGGCTGGGTCGTTGAGGAGGACTGAATGATGTTCGACAAAGAGCTTATGAAGCAGCTGACCACTATTCCGGCAGAAGACCGGGCGAAGTGGTTCGAGGAACGCGACAAGCTGGAAACGCTTGCCGTCGAAATGACCCGCATAAATGCGAAGGATATGGTGCAAAAGTACGGCATCGCACGGGTTCTGAGGGTGCTGGCGGCGACAATCAAACAAAATCCCAAGGATTACGATGCGGATGTGGTGGAAATGGCCGGATGGGTGCCGCCCGTCCGGGCGGGTCGGGATGCGGAGATGTGGTTTTGCTCAACCATCCACCGGGCATACGTCCAAGACCTGTTTCGCCAGTATGCGAACCTGCGCAAGCTGTGAGAAAGGAGCCTAAACCATGAAGTACGCCATTTTTACCTACAGCATCCGCATGAAGGGTGAGGAAGGAAAGGCCTGCATGACCGTCCTGATGGATGATGACCGGGCAGCGGCCGTTAAGGCTGCATACGATAACCGGCAGGGGAGCAGTGAGATTGAGGACATCCTCTTGCGGTGCAAGGTCGATGACCTGTGCGCCGCTTGCGAAGCACTCCGGGGGCGAAAGTACCTTCGCAACAGCATCAAGTGCGTGGAGATCGAGGAGGCTTGAGCCGTGAACATTGAAATTAAATATCAGGCCGAGGATGGCGAGATTCGGTATTACCACTTTGAGTCGTGGGAACTGGCTGAAGACGATGCCTTTCGGGAAGCGATGCAGGAGTTCCGCAGCACTCGCACAGGAAAGAACAAAATCCTCTCCATCCGGGATGCATCGATTGGTGCAGGCCGCAACTGGAAAGAATAACCCGCCTGATGATGGCCGCTGGTATCGGCCGAAACCATTTTCGTGGCATCACGAAGATGGTCGCGGGAACCAACACCGCAAACCAAGGAAAGGAAGATTCACATGAAGTATGAGATCTACCAGCTGAAAGAGGACACCATGGAGCAGGTAAAACTGCGGTTCATGGCATCCGATCAGGCCGCACAGCTGGGCGGCATCCACCGGGAGAACTACCGCCGGGTATACGGCGGTGAGATTCCGTCTGTCCCGGAAGTGGTCAGGATGCTTCTTCGCCTGTTCGCACTCTTCAACGGGTCGAATCGACCCGTTGATTTCTCTGGCCACAGCATGAGCGTGTCCGATATCGTGCGGCTCACCGAGAATGGTGCATCCAGCTGGTGGTACTGCGACCCCTACGGCTGGATGGAACTGAATGGGGAAGAATGGGGGCAGATCTGATGCGTCACTACACAAAAGCGGAGTGGCGCAAGATCCCAGAGTCCTACAAGGGACGTTGGGAAGCGTCTCCGTACAACCTTGAACGAGTGAAGCGGGGCGAACTGCCAGCTGAGTACATCGGCAAACGGACAACCATCGTCAATGACGAGCATCGCGGTACGGTGCTTATCACCGAGGGCGCGCACTTCGTCATTGATGGCTGATTTCGCCAAATCGAACAAACGTCCACAAAGAAGCGATTTGAGCCGCATATCCTGCCGGACGGCAAATTCCATGCGGGAGAATAGAAAACGCAAAATAGAGCCATCGGAGCGGCTCTGAGCATTATTTCCGCTGGCTCAGAATGAACTGAAGGAAATCTGTAACCTTTTGGCGTTCTTCATCTGTTAACTCCATACGCTGCACAGCGGGGTCAACGGTGCGGCCCATGAGGAAGTCCATGGAGCAGTCCAAGTAGTCAGCGATGCGCGCCAGACTGTCGGCGGCAATCATGCGACCGGTTCGCAAGTTGGAAAGAACGCCTTTGCTCATTCCGAGTTCGGCGTACATATCCTTCAGCTGGATATTGCGTGCCTTTGCCTGAATTTTGATGTTTTCCGCAAGGGCGATAGAATCATACAAATTTTCGGTTGTCATTTTGTGTATCCTCACAAAATCCATCAATTGATGCTTAAACAGCTTGAAACGTTGCAATTGATGGATTATAATACACTTGTACAGAACAAATGTTAAGTGAAAGGGTACAGCGCTTACCATTCAGCGCGTTCCCCCAGAACCTCTCAGCAAAGGGGTTCATTCGTACCACGCAATACGAACCATGAACGTTGACCTCCTAAAGACAAGCGCCGCTGCAAAGCATAGCGGACAACAGCCGCAAGTTGGATGCTGTGCAGTTATAGCGCCGCTCCCATGACAGCTTCGCTTAACGACAGGGGAACGCGTTGAATGGTGGGTACTGGCTCTTTCATTTTATCAGAAATCTAACAAGTGTTCAATACACTTGTTAGATAAATCTTTGTTAGGAAGGAGAAAAAGCATGAAAAAGACTACGATGCCGGATTGGTGCGTGGCTGTCAAGAAGGCCATGATCGACCATGACGATATGACCGTTACGGAACTGGCAAAGGAAACGGGCTTTTCTCGCTCGCATATCAGCCAAGTCGTCAATGGTGTGCTGGTGCCGTCCGAGAACGTCCAGGGCGCAATCGAAAAGTGCCTGAACATCAGCGGGGTGGCGTACCGGAGCTAACCTACATCTCAAGTATACCAGAAAGGACGGCGTGAAAAAATGGCGATTGAAAGCCAGAATATTTACAAAAATGCGCGGAAATCTGCTGGTTTTACGCAGGAAAAAGCATCGCAGCTTTTGAACGTGTCGGTTGACAGCCTGCGGGACTATGAGCAGAGCCAGCGTCCAGTGCCCAGCGATGTAGCGAGCGCCATGTGTGACGTGTATCAAGCCCCATATCTGGCCGTGCAGCATCTGCGGTTGACATCAGATCTCGGCAAACGGGTCGTGCCTGAGATCCAGTTGAAAGACCTGCCGGAAGCTGTGCTGGGCGTTCTGGCGGCGGTTCAGCGCTTCTGTGCAAAGCGGGAGGCAATGGTAGAAATCGCCGCAGATGGCCAGATCGCTGAGAGCGAGCAAGCCGAATGGGACGAAATCATGTGCTTGGCCAACGACCTGAATGTGGCAATGAACAATATGCGTTTTTCGAAAGGAGGACGGCAGTCGTGAGCAAAGAGTCGTATTTCATCGGTTGTGCAGAGGTTGCGGAACTGGTTGGCTGTGGCAAGTCCCGGGCATATAAGTACATCCAGCAGATGAATCGGGAGCTGGAAGCAAGGGGAAACCTCACGTTTCCCGGCCGGGTGCCCCGGCGGTATGCGATGGAACGCTTTGGTCTTTTGGGGGAGGTGCAGGAGGATGAAAGCACAAACGCTCGTGCCGCTGGCAGCGGCGGCAGCGGCGCAGCTTCTGGTGGTCGGAAACATCGCCGCGGCGTTCGCTTTCCAGCAGAAGCCGCCGGTTGAAACGCTGGTTACGGTACCGGTGGTGGCCGAGATCGAGCAGGTTGAATGCGTTCGTCAGGACCCGGTTCCGTATGAGCCGGTTACATATCAGGTGCCGCTGGATGCGGAACTACAGTCCTACACGGAGAAAATGTGCGACCTCTACGATGTGCCCTTGGAACTGGCTTATGCTGTCATGCAGGTCGAGAGTGGCTTTACCCCGGCGGCGCACAGCTCTACCGGGGATTATGGATTGATGCAGATAAACAGCATCAACGCCGGGTGGCTCAAAGATGAACTTGGCATAACGGATCTGCTGGATGCCCGCCAGAACATTCAGGCCGGGTGCTATATGCTGGGTATGTATCTCAGCGAGTACGAGGGCAATGTGAATTGCGCTCTGATGGCCTATAACCTTGGCGCAACCGGAGCCAAAAAGGCTTGGTCTGCTGGCACGTATAGCACAGCCTACACGGACAAGGTGTGGAACGCAATGGTAGGGCTGCTGGAAGGAGAAAGGGATGTTTCATAAGATGGCGCAAATGATTCAGATGCACACCGAGAAGAAGCTGCTGGACGAAGTTTTTGCAACGTATCGGGATGTTCAGGATGCTGCCGCCGAAATGGCGCAGGTACTTCCGTGCCCTCGATGCGGAAAGCAGACCATGAAGATGCGCTTACACAGCAATGCTCTTTCCCGTCAAGTTCCGGGCATCACGATTTGTGACCGCTGCGGAACCGAAGAAGCACTGGAAGATGCTGTTCACCAGCCGATGGATGTTCGCAAGTGGGCACTGATCGAAACCTACATGAAGGGGGCAAACCTGAAATGAAACGCAAAGAAAGGCATTTGACCGTGACGGGCTGGGTCGTTGTTGGACTGCTGGACACGCTGGCCGGCGTAATTTCCGGTGGGCTTATGGCCTTGTGGCAGCTGCCCAGTACATATCGCTGGCGCGGCTACTGGGCAATCGGCGGGGAGTGGATTCTCATTGTTGGTGTAATCATTATTGCATCCCGCCTGATGCACGAACTGCAGATGCAGGCGCTTTTTGGAGGAAAGAAGAAGAATGACAAGGTGCGCTCGGTGTCACAGGGTCATTACAGATCCAGCGGCAATCGAAGTGGGGTACGGCGCGAAGTGTTACGTCAAGGAGTTCGGAAAACGGCTCCGAGCACCCGCAAAGCCCCGCAGAATCAGGACTGCCACACAGCCTAAAATCACCGCTGAGCGCCAGATTGTAGGGCAGCTCTCGGTGTGGGATATACTCGCCGCACACGAAAAAAGCGCTGACCAGAACGGCCAGCGCGCTACAAATGGATAGAGACCCACACATTCCGTTGGCGCTTGATGCAGGAACATCAAGCCGGAAAATGCAGGTCTCCACCACACACAACCATATTGTAGCACAATCGGTTGATTTTTTCAACAGGTATGAAGCGGCGGTCAGGAGCGTTCCTACTGCCGTTTTTCTATACAGAAAATCAGGAGGTACACATGGAAAAGGAAATTACTACCACCAATCAGACCACGGCGTTGGCAGATAGTCTGATTGTGGTGCAGCAGCTTCCTATCATCAAGGAGCAGCTGCACAGCATCAAAGCACAGGCTCAGGAGTCCGTCAAGGAGGCGCTTTCGCTGGCCTGCACGGAAGAAACCCTCAAAGTTGTCAAGGAGCGCCGGGCGGCGCTGAACCGTGACCGCAAGGATCTGGATGCCCGGCGCATGGCCGTGAAGAAGCAGATCATGCAACCGTTTGAGGACTTCGACGAGGTTTACAAAGAATGCGTTACGGACGTGTACGGCCCGGCAGATGAAGCGCTGAAGGGCAAAATCACGGACGTGGAAGCCGGACTGAAAGCCGACAAGGAAAAAAAGGTCAAGGATTACTTTGCTGAGATGGTCAAGGCCAGCGGCGTTGAGTGGGTCACCTATGAGGATGTCGGCGTTGCAGTCACGTTGACCGCAAGCCTGAAATCCCTGAAAGCCAAGGTCAAGGAGTATGTGGAAAAGGTTGCGGCTGACGTAGCCTGCATCAACGGCATGGAAAATGCCCCGGAGATCATGGCCGAGTATAAGTTGTGCGGAAGTTTGGCTGTTGCCATTAACAGCGTGAGCCAGCGCAAAGACCGTATTGCCCGGGAAGAAGCCGAGCGCAAGCAGCGTCTGGAAGCCCAGCTTCGGGCACAAGAAGCAGAAAAGGCCGTTCTGGATGTGGCAGAGGAAGAACTGTCTGCGCCTCAGGTCATGGGCACCGAACCGCCCGTTATGGACGAGCAGGAGACTGAGGACTCCCAGAAGGAGAGCACGGAACAGGTCATGAACGCAAAGTTTGCTTTTATGGGACGCACGTTCCAGTGCCGCGGCACTCTGACCCAGCTGCGGGAACTGAAGTCTTTCGTAAATGACAAAGTCGATGAGATCCAGAAGTACATGGATTCCATTGGCATTGAGAATCAGGAGGTAAATAACAATGGCTAAAGCAATGCAGCCGCAGAAAATGCGCTTTTCGCAGGCAATCCAGACTCCGATGTACAAAAATCTCGTGAATAACACGTTGGGCGATCCGGCGCGCGGCGCTCGCTTCATTGCCAATATCACTAGCGCCGTTGCTGTCAATCCGGCCTTGCAGGAATGCAACCCAGGCACGATTTTGGCAGGTGCCCTTTTGGGCGAAAGCCTGCTCTTGCAGCCTTCGCCCCAGTTGGGTCAGTTCTATCTGGTGCCCTTTAAGTCCAAGGCGAAGCGTGACCGGCAGGGCAATGTGATTGAGCCTGCAAGCGTAAAGGCGCAGTTTGTGCTGGGGTATAAGGGCTATATCCAGTTGGCACTGCGGACTGGCCAATATAAGCGCCTGAATGTGCTGGAGGTCAAGGCCGGGGAACTGAGCGGATGGGATCCGTTTGAAGAACGGTTCCATGAGATGCACTTTATCGAAGATTTTGAAAAGCGTGCAGCAATGCCGACGGTGGGTTACATTGCACACTTCGAGTACATCAACGGCTTTGAGAAAACGCTGTATTGGACAGCAGACCAGATGATGGCTCATGCGGACAAGTACAGTCAGGCGTTCAGTGCAGCAGCATATAAGAAGCTGCTGAACGGCGAAATCCCGCAGGACGAGCTGTGGAAGTACTCTAGCTTTTGGTATAAGAATTTTGACGGGATGAGCAAAAAGACAATGCTGCGTCAGCTGATTTCCAAGTGGGGCATCATGACCGCCGAAATGACCACAGCTTATGAGCGGGACGGGCGCGTTATGATGCCGGACAGCACAGGCAGCGGCCTGTTGCCGGAAGCTGCGGAGTATGCAGATGCCGGGCAGAGTGAGCAGGAGCCGCCCAAAATCGAGCGAACAGCCAAGACGATGAACCTGCCGGAGCCGGAAGCAGATGCCGTTGAGGAAGCCGTTGATTTGGCGGCACTCTGATGGTCAAGTACAACATTATCAGCACCGGCAGCGATGGTAACGCCACGATTCTGGAAGATTTCGTGCTGGTAGACTGCGGCGTGCCGTATAAGGCGTTGGAGCCGTATGTTCCGAAACTGAAGCTTGTGCTTCTGACGCATATCCACTCAGATCACTTCCAGAAGCGAACCATCAAGCGGCTTGCCAGTGAGCGACCGACACTCCGCTTCGGGTGTTGCCGCTGGCTGGTGCCGCCGCTCATAGCTGCAGGGGTGCCGGAGCGTCAGATTGATGTACTGGCCCCGCGAACGTTGTATGGGTACGGCCTGTGCAATGTGATTCCGGTAATGCTAGCCCATAACGTACCAAACTGTGGGTATAAGGTGCATTTTCCGTCTGGCAAGGTGATTTATGCCACTGATACTAACAATTTGGATGGCATTCAGGCGATCGGCTATGACCTTTATCTGATAGAATCGAACTACCGGGATGAAGATATACAAGCCAAAATCCAAGAGAAAAAGGTAGCTGGGCAGTATGCCTACGAACTGCAGGTGCTCAGAAATCACCTGTCAGAAGCGAAATGCAATGACTTTTTGGAACGGAATATGAAAGCAAACAGCGTTTATATTCCGATGCACGTCCATGTGGACAAGGAGAACGCGCATGATTGTGACAGCGAAAATTGAGAAGCTGGAGAACGGAAAGCTTGTCCTGAAACCCGACGTAGACATCAGCCGGTTTCTGGCGCAGAAGCGCCCCCGGCGGGTAGAAGTCCGTCTGGATGATGGTCGAACCATTTCCGCAGACCAGCGCCGCAAGATTTTCGCTATTATCCGAGATATTTCTTTGTGGTCAGGGCAGGAGCCGGAAGAACTTCGGCTTTATCTGGAATGGGATTTCTGCTCCCGCTGCCTGCGGGAGTGGTTCTCCCTCTCGAATTGCGATATGACCACGGCCCGAGAGTTTATTACATATCTGATTCAGTTTTGCTTCCATTGGGGGGTGCCCACAAAGGACAGCCTGCTCACCCAGACGGACGATATTGGCAAGTACCTGTATCTCTGCCTTGAAAATCGCCGGTGTGCAATTTGCAACCAGCCTGCAGAGGTGCACCATGTTGACCGCGTGGGCATGGGGCGAGATAGAGAAGCTATCGTCCATGTCGGGCTGAACGCGATAGCCCTTTGTCGGCGGCACCATGAAGAAGCGCACCGCAGAGAAAAAGCCCTGTTTGCTGATTACCATATCTATGGCATCGAGCTGGATCGGCATCTATGTAAAGTGCTTTCGCTCAATCAAAAACCGAAAGGGGAGGTGGAGCGTGGCGAATGATTACATAAAACTGTGGGTGAAGGATTACAGAGCATTGCTAGAACCGTTCAATGAAGCGGAACGGGGCCGAATTCTATGGGCTATGATGGATTACAAGGAAACTGGTTCAGAACCGAAGTTTCTGGGGAATGAGCGCTTTGTTTGGGCGGCGATAAAAGCCAAAATCGATGCTTCCAATGAAGCATACGAGCGTCAGGCCGCTGCCAATAGGGCAAACGGTGCCAGAGGTGGCAGGCCTCGCAAATCAAAAGAAAATCAGGAAACCCCAGAAAACCGAATGGGTTTTGAAGAATCCACAACTGAGGAAAACACAGAAAAATCAACCGGCCCGCCTGATGACACCCCGGAAAGCTACTGGGTCTGGGCTGGATGCGACAGTATGCTTACGCCCTACATGGCAGCAGAATTTCGGGATTTGCGAGAAACCGGGGTGGAAGATGCTTTGGTGGTTGCTACGCTGGAAGAAGCGATGCGCCACCAAGCGAAGCACCCATGGTGCTATGCCAAGCGCCTGCTCGATCAGGCAGCGGCGCAGCACGTTACAACGTTTGCAGAGTGGGAAAAAACTCACATCAAAAATAAAGGAAATCGGGTTGACCGAGAAACGCCGAGCGGAAACAACATTCTAGGTCTTACTGACAGCCTTGGACGAATAAAGAGAAGACCGTTCAAAAAACAGGATGTTCCGAAGGGCAAAGGGGGCGATTCCAATGGGGAGTGATGTTCGCCATGTCCGGGGTGAAGCACAGAAGGAACTTGTAAAAAAGTTTGAAGTGTTTTCGAGCAATGGTCGGTCACGCTGGCAGGTCTGGAGCGATTGGATCACCATGAGTGCTATTGCGGTGTCCAATGCGACAGATCAGAGCCACTTTGACGAACGCGAGAAGCAGTACTTATCAATCGCAGGAAAATACACGCGGCCGGAAATGGAAGCATTTACGGAAATGCTGGCCTTGTTGGTCGTGGCACTAGAGGACAACCCGGAACAGGACTTCCTTGGCGAGTTGTATATGTGCTTGGGGCTTGGAAACGACCATTCGGGACAATTCTTTACGCCATATCACATTTGCGAGGTCATGTCCGCTGTGACAACCCCGACAGAAGAATTCCAGCAGAAAATCGGAGATAGGGGATGGGTTGCGGTCTGTGATCCGACCTGCGGCGCTGGGGCCTTGCTGGTGGCGTTCGCAAACGAATGCAGAAAGAAAGGCATCAATTATCAGACGGATGTGCTGTTTGTGGCGCAGGACATTGACTACATCGTGGGTATGATGTGCTATCTGCAAATGAGTCTGCTTGGAATGCCGGGATATGTCGTCATCGGTGATACGCTTGCAAGCCCGTCTACGTCTTATGACAAAAGAGGGCTGCTTCCGGTTGACAACGGGAGCGTCTGGTACACGCCGCTGCTCAGGATCCCGGTTTGGCAGTATCGAATCTTTATGGCGCAGATGGAGCTGGTCACCCAGCCGATAAAGGAAGAATATGCTGCGGATGCGCCAAAATCCGAACCACAGAAAGCCCTTGAAGCCACAAAAAAGAGTAAGCAACCAAAAGATACGGAAAAGCCAAAAGCCGCTAGAACGCCGCCCAAAGAGCCGGAGCAGGAACCGATGTTCTCTGAGGGTAAGGGTGGGCAGTTGAGCTTTTTCTGATAGGAGGACAATATGGATTCCACCACACACACCACAACCACAGTTGAGTTCGTCGATTGGCGAGCTAAAGCAAAAGCAAAGCTGGAAGCTGAGGACAAGCTGTTCAAGGGCAGTCGTGCCGCAAAGAGCGTGCAGAGTTATGTTCTGCGGACACTGCTTGGCTTTGTAGACCAGGAGCCGCGGTTCGCAGAGGTCGTCTGCAACACGCAGCGCACGTTCTCCGAATGTTGCGCCGCTGTTGTCAACAACGCAGGCGAAGTTCTGTCCGACCTCGAAACCTACCGCCGCGCCGTGCAGTTTTACTTTCCGAATGCTGAGGTTTCGTTCAGCATGAACATCAAACTGACTGGCGCACCGCCTACGGAAGCCGAGATGCAGGCTCCAGCCACCGTCAAACCGGAAGATGCATCCCCTAATGTTCCGAAGCAGGCGGCACCAGCTCACACAACCAAGCCTGCGTCCAAAGCAGAAAAGAAAACGGATGCGAAAAAGCCGGCAAAAAAGAAGAAGGAAACGCCTGCGGAAGACGATATGCAGCTTTCCTTGGATGGGTGGCTCTGATGATTTTAGGATTCAAAGGATTCAAGCCGGGGCTGATTGCTACGCTCGGCGATGGCAGCTATCAGTACCAGCCGGGCGAAGTGAGCAAGACCGAAAAGGCAAAATGCGCCAATACTGGCTTCCATTACTGTCTGGATCCGCTGGACTGCCTTAACTGGTATGCTTGGGACGGGAAAAACGAGTTCTGGGCCATCGCAGCTGGCGGTGATATCGATGAGGATGACTACCGGACGCGGAGTAGCTGTACCGAAATTGTACCGCTTCGCAGGCTGAAAGAAGACGAGTTCCTTCTTATGCACGCAAATTATGTGTTTGAGCATCCGGCAGAAAAATTCGAAGATTGCTTCAAGAGACCGTTCCACATCGCGTATGGTCAGGGCAAGGAACTGGCTGGTGCACGTGGCGAGTGGCTCTGCTTCATCATCCGGGAAGAAAACGAATTTGCTTGCATTGCTCAACAGGTCGATGGAGTGAAGGTTTTGCCCGGGAAAAATTACACGTCGGAGAGTTTGGAGGCGGCACACGATGAAAAAGGCTGAAGAATTGAAACTTTATGCGCCGGAGCCGAAGCGGCCAGAGTTGGATGCGGCGCTGTGTATGTCAGTTGCCGAGGGGCAGGGCGTGGGTCGCTACATCAAGGGAAAGGTGCTGACGGTGGCCGTCTGGGACAAAAAGGAAAAGCCGCTGGTCGTGTGGCGTTTTTTCGGAGGCTACTGGACGGGGGAACTTCGCGGGAATGAGAATCCGAAAAAGAACGATCTTTCGCCGCGTCAAATTGAGGTCAAGCCCTGCCAGTGTTTGACATGGAGAACCGAAGTGCCGGCAACAAAGGGAGAATCGGAACTCCTGCAAAACTATTTTGATGACCGCAGACCGGGCTATCTGATTGGCATTGTAGAAGATGCGCTGTCGTCTCATGCCAGGAAGAAACGCGAAGAGCGCAACGCCAGACAGGCGGCTGAGACCCAGAAGCTCTTTGAAAATCTGCCGGAGCCGCCGGAAGATTTCAGTAAACAAGTTTTGAAAGTGTGCAGTGATGCGGGCTTTCTCTGGGTCACCAATGACAGACAGGGCGCAATCGAACCCGGCGGCGTTGAGAAGAAAATCTTAATTCAGCGGGCAAGGTGCGATAGCTGCGGTGGTGAATACACGCTGTCGGAACTGCTCAAGCATAAGAGTACAGCGGTGTGCGAGTGCTGCGGGGAGAAAATGCAGGTTCGCAATACCCGCTATTCTGTCAAAAGACTGTGGGCCGCAAGGACATTCCTTTGGAGCAAACCGCAGGGAGATGGGGTCTGGATTCGCCGCTATCTGGTGTATTTCGATTTCAGCAATCATCGGGCAGAACTGGAATTTCATGGCCGGGGGATATGGTGGACGGACGGAAAGACCATCAAGCAGTGGAAACGCAGCTGGAGTGAAAAAGAGGAATATATTATGTGCCAGCGCCCGAAGCTATCCGCAATGCTGACGGCCCCCTCTGGTCCGTATCAGCCGTATACATTGGCATCCCATACTGACCAATTTGAGAGTGATGTTCGGAAAGTGCTGAAATCTGAATGGATGTACCAGTACGACAATCATCTCAATTTTCCATGGGAGGTTCGTCAGTGGGAAATCGTGAATCGGTATCCGATGGCCGAAAGCCTTGTAAAAACGGGCTGGGCTGATGCGCTGTGCTCTCAGGTATACGACGAATATGAACACAGCACCCGCATCAATCTTCGCGCAAAGACCTACTACGGAGTGTTTGGCTTAAATCGTCAGGAGCTGGCTGTGGTAGCACGAAGCAAAAAGTCGTTCCGCGAGGTGGATGATGCGCTGAGATGGAAAGAAGCCGGCCTTGCGATCAATGACAAGAACATGAAGATGACGGCTAACATCCGAAATCTCTCAGGAATGGCCAAGACCTTGCAGAAATACGGCATGACACGTAGTTTGAAGTACCTTCGCCAGCAGACTAGGCGCGTTACCGGGAAATACGATGGTCATATCGCGCTTAGAGTTGCACAGGATTGGTCGGACTACTTGGATATGGCCGAGAAAGCGGGTATGAATATGCGGCTTGAAAGCGTAATGTTCCCGCTTGACCTGAAACGCCGGCATGATGATCTCGTGCTGGAGCGTAATAAACAGCACCGAATGGAAGCCATGAAAGGCGCACAACGCTATATCGGAAGGGAAGCGGAACAGTTGGAAAAGCGGTTCCATATCGAAAACATCTACAAGAAGATTCGCAAAATCTACGAGTACGATGGAACAGAGTACATTATCCGGGTGCCGGAGGGCGCAAAAGACATTTTGCAGGAGAGCAAGTTCCTTGACCACTGCGTCCAGCGCGGGACCAGATACTTTGAGCGCATTTCTGTTCGGGAAAGCTATATTTTCTTCCTGCGAAAGAAGTCTGATCCCAATACGCCATGGTACACCTTGGAGGTGGAGCCAGGCGGTACAGTTCGGCAGAAACGCAGTTATAGCAACGACCAGTATGCAGATCTGGAAGATGCCAAGCCGTTCATCGAGGAATGGCAGCAGGTAGTGCAGGGACGCATGACAGCATCGGAAATTTCTTTTGCAAAGCGGTCCAAAGAAATCCGTGCACAGGAGTTTGCAGAGTTAAAGGAAAACGGAAACATTATTCGCACAGGCGCGAATGCCGGTAAGCTGCTGGTTGACGAGCTGATGCACGACCTGATGGAGGTAGAAAAGCGTGTTGGCTAAAATCGAACTTTCCCTTGCGCCGTCTAAGGCAAAAGGACTCTCGGAAGATGAACGCTTAGAGTTGGGACGGTTGCTCCTGAAAGCGGGGTATCGGGTTGACATCGTGCGCCGCCGTCCAAACGCCAACCCGGGCACCCAGTACGAGTACTATATGATTCTGGACAAGGGGGATAGCAATGCCTGATACCCGCAAAGGACACAACCCCAGCGGTGCGCCGGACCCCACCCGGGCGCGTGCTGAAAATAACATCCAGAAGGACGAGAAACGGGTGCATGATCTTATTCACGTTCTGCGGTATGTGGCAGATGCCGCAGGGTTTGAGATTGCAGAGCGCATTGTCCTGATCGACAGTCAGTCGGGGGAGGATCTATCGGTGAACAGAACAAAAAACGAATTGGCGGATTACGCATGGAATCCTGTAACAGGATGTCTGAAAGACTGCCGATATTGCTACGCAAAAAAGAGCGCTTTACGCTTTGCCAGCGACTGGAGACGAAATCTTGCAGAACGTCCGAAGGTTCAGCAGGTCGGAGCGAACCTCTTTGCGCTGGACGCTCCATGGGAAACCACGAATAACCGCTTTCTGAACAACCCAACCGGATTTATGCCCACGATACATAAGTATCGCATGGATTGGCCACAAAAGGTCAAAGTGGGCTCAACCATCATGGTATGCACGGACGGCGACTTGTTTGGTCCGTGGGTGCCGGAAGATTGGATTCTTCAGGTATTCGCTGCGGCCGAAATGGCACCCCAGCACCAGTACATTTTCTTGACGCAGTACCCGGTGAGATATCAGAACCTTGCAAACCATGGGGTACTTCCACAGAAAAACAATTTCTGGTACGGCTCTACCGCAACGATTCTGTCAGACAGCGTGTGGGCAAACGAAGAGTATAATACGTTCGTAGCCATAGAGCCGCTTCTCGGACCGTTTGAAGGCGATGCAACAAAAGCGTTCCGAAAGCTGAAATGGGCAGTTATTGGAGCGGAAACAGGCCAAAATGCCGAAAAGGTTATTCCAAAGGCTGGATGGATACAGGACATTCTGACATCGGCAGATGCAGCTGGTACGCCGGTGTTTATGCGGAGCAACATGGAAAGCATAGTGGGCGCTGAGAATATGCGCCGGGAAAAGCCTGCGGCATTTTTGCAGAAAATCCCGACAGTGGAACAGAAAAAGCGGCTGTGGGAACATTGCACCGTTTGCGGCAAGTACCGGCCTATGAAGGAAATGTACGCCCTGCTCCTGCGCAGAAAGCGTGGCGATAACCCGGAGCGGGTGGCTTATATGTGCCCTGAATGCTATGGAAAATTCAGCATGAAGCACTTTGAGAAAGGAGAAAAGGAAGATGAAGTTTGAGCGAAGCGAACTTGGAGCGCTGTTTTCCAAGTTGCGCACGGCGGTGCCGGAGGTTCGGGCGGTGGGCACCGATGATGCAGGAATCCTGTTGAGCGGCTCCAATGCATACGCCACCAATCTGGAACTGAGCGTCCGTGCTGGTCTGTCCAAGCCGGTTGAGCAGGATGTGGTGGTTCCACCGCGCGGTGTTGATTTTATCAGCGGCACGGTAGCACCGGAAATCAGCATCGAGGCCGATAAAGGAATCCTTACCGTGAAATCCGGCACGGCCAGGGCACGCCTGAACACAACGCCGGCAGAGAACTACCCGGAGTTTTCTGGCCCGGGCAATGATGCAAAGCGGTGTATCGTGGGGGCCAACGATTTAAGCTGGGCAATCTCCAAAGTCCTCTATGCGGTGTCGAAGGACGAAAAACACCCTGCGCACCGTGGCCTGTGCTTCTCTCGGAAAGGCGAGGATGTGCTGGAAATCTGTGCGCTGGATGGATACCGGATGGCGATTGCCAGAATCAATTGCACAGCTGATGGTGATTTTCGCTTTACGCTTCCTGCGGCCACGGCAAAGGCAGTTGATACGCTTTCTATGGATGGTAGCGTGGAAATTGTGCGTGACCGGAAAAAGGCTGTTTTCAGTGACAGCAATTTCGAGGTGAAGTCCCGCCTGATTGCGGAACCGTTCCTGGACTATGGTAAGGTTGTGGCCCAGAGAAATGAAGGAACCCGAATTGCGCTTGACAGAAAAGAACTGCTGGGCGTTCTGGGTCGCGTCAAGCTGGCCCGGTCTGCAGACGCAAAGGAAAAGAGCGTTCTGGTAATGGAATTGGAGCCCGGCGGCACCGGCAGAGCATCAATGCGCAGCACGATCGCGCAAATGAATGAGGAGTTTTCCTTTAGCGGAAAGTTGGAAGACCCCTTGCGAATCGGCTTCAACCTTGAATTTCTGAGCGAGGCTTTGAAGTCGATGGAAGAGGACGAAGTCAGCGCATGGGTAGTTGGGCCGCTGTCCCCTGTAAAGCTGATTGAACCGCAGTATGAAGCGCTGGTGCTTCCCGTTAAGGTAAGGGGTGAAGCATGATGCAGGATAGAACTTTTCGCGGGCAGTCTGCAGATGGCGTTTGGCATGAAGGATTCCTGATTCGCTCCCCGGGCGTGAAGAACAGCCGCCCGGGTGAGGGCTGGTACATCAACTCCGAGCAAGAGCCGGCATACGCCCATCTGGTCAAGCCATTTACAATCGGCATGAGCACTGGCGTAAAGGACATGGAAGGAACGATGGTCTTTGAGGGCGACATCATCAAAACCACCGGCTCCAACGAGCGGATTTTCTCTGTGGAGTTTGGCGAGTACATTGCCTATGGCGTGAGCCATATCGGGTTCTACGCAAAGATTGCCGGCAAGAACTCACGCGACTACAACCCGTGCTGTCTTCGGGCGTTGCTCTACATTGGAAAAGTGGTTGGAAACATGAGCGACACACCATACCTGATGAAAGAAGCTGGAGAGGAGCAGAAAAAATGAAATGGACTGAAACAATTACCCCGAAGCAGGCAGTCGAAGAACTGGGCGTGCCCTATCACGGCTGGATGCGCGAGATGGACCGGGCATGGGTCAGCGAGGATGGACAGTACAGCGTTATGTCCCGCCTGCTCCGCACGCCTGTCGGCAAGGTCGAGCACGTTGCTATCACGTCGGCCGCAGGGCGCGGCAAGTGCGATGGCAGCGGGGACATTCCGTGGGCGGTCAAGATGCAGATCAAAAACGAATTGTTCGGCGAAAAGCGCGCCGCCATCGAGGTATACCCGTCGCAGGACAGGCTGGTGGATGCCGCCGATACCTATCACCTGTGGGTGTTTGAAAAAGGGTTTAAGATGCCCTTTGGCATCCATCCCCGGGATGAAAAGCCTATGGTGGTTAATCGGGGTAGCACAAGGGTACGCGCTGTTGATGGCCAAGGTCAGGAATACAGCATCAAGGAACTGCTGGAGCGTAACGGCGCGGCCGATATGCCCAAGCGCGCCTATGCTGACCTGATGGCCGGCTACATGGCGAAAAACAATTTGCTGGGAGGGTGACACAGAATGAGCATTTGGATTGTTCTGGCAATTCTGGCGGTGATGGCTGCACTTCTGATTTATGCGGCGTGCTGTGTGGATGGTGATATAGACCGCCAGAGCGAAGCGCACCCGCCGAAATCGAAGAAAGGACGAGACGATGGCAAAGTATGAGATGCTGATCGCTGCATCCGGGAAACGTGGCTCTGCGCTCCTGCCGTGCGTTGTTGTCGATGAAAAGGGCATTAAGCGTGCTGCTGTACGGGCTAAGGCGATGGCCAGAGCTTGCTACCCGGAGTATGAAAAATTCAATGTGGTGAAGATGAAGGTGGTTCCTAATGAGTGAAAGAGGTCTGATGGACTGCGTGAATGGCGTAGTTACGGCTGCTTTTGAGTTGTACGCGGCGGATGGCAAAAAACTGAACAATGGCGATAGCTTCACTGTGAAACTCAATAACTGTGTACTCACCATTTCGCTGAAAGATGGGAGCTTGGACGTACAGTTTGACCCGGACGCAGACGTCGCGGTGGACACCCCGTACACACTGGACATGAAGCTCGACATTTATGAGGAGAAAGACAATGGATGAGTACATCAACCGTGAGGACGTATTGAAATGCCTGGAGTATAACACGATTCAGAAGCCGAGTGCGAATGATGTTGTTTCTGCGACTCTCCGGGTAGCGCGGGAAAAGGTCGAGAAACTTCCTGTTGCACAGGAAGGAGTGCTACTTTCTTTCTGGCGCGACCCCGACAAGGATCCTCCGAAAGTTGAGACGGAAGTGCTGATTCTGTACCGAAACGAAATTGACGGGTACGGAATAACGACGGCGCACTATGAAGACGGGAGCGTTTTTTTACAAGATAGCGTATGGTATTGGGAAGACCTTCCCGATTGGGGGACATACGACGAGGAGCGGGACGACTACAAAATCCCGAAAGGCTGGTGGGAATACCGCCACTTCAACCCGGACGAGGTTTACAACAACCGGATTGACCGGCCTGTTGTTGGTTGGATGCCTTTGCCACCGAAGGAAGTGACACAGAATGGCAATCAATAAGAAAACCCGTGAGGCGGTATACCGGAAGTACGGAGGTCGCTGCGCATATTGCGGCAGGGCGATTGCCTACAAAGATATGCAAGTAGATCACTTCCGACCGTTGCGGGTGTGGGATGAAGTAGATGGCGCGGCAGATGATATTTCAAACCTTATGCCCGCCTGCCGGATGTGCAACCACTACAAGCGCGCAAACTCCCTGGAAGCATTTCGCCGGTATATTGCCGAGATTCCCCGTAAGCTGCGTGATAACTATATTTATAAAATTGGCGTAGCTTACAGGAATATTATTGAAAACGAAAAGCCGATTAAGTTTTTCTTCGAAACTGAGGAGGCGAAGACCAACCCTGAATATGCTATTACGAGTCCGGAGGAAATGGCCCGTTATTTGATGGGGTTTTGCCGTTGCCGTTTGGCGACCGGAAATGGTTGCCCGGGCTGCCCGTTTGATAAACCGACCAGCGACAACGGGGATGGAGAGTGCCGTTTATATGTCCCCGACGACTGGGATTTTTGAGGAGGTATAGAATGGATAAGCAAAAGATTAAGAGTGTTCCGAGGCTGACGACCAACAACCCGGGGAACAATTTTCAGACTGCCCTCAACTTTACTGACGTCAGCGAGGACGGCTGGGTATGGCTGCGGCAACCCGAAATAGCGCTGACCGAGTACGCGCGGCAGCTCGTCAAGGGCCATGGCAGCAGCATCGATTTGAACTGCAACGATATGGAACTCTCCGAAAGCCTGACCGATCACCTCTTCGATGACCCAAAGCAGAGCATCGATGGACTGATTGCAGAGCATTACACGATTTTGTGGGCCTACGCGACCCTGCGGGAAAAACTCAAATGGTACGAGGATGCAGGAATCCCGGTCATTCCTAATTACGGTCTGAGTACCATCCGGCGGGCGATCAATCGGTACGGCACCGCCCCTCAGCTCCAGATGGCGATCAAGGAAATGTCAGAGCTCACGAAGGCGATCTGCAATCTCCAGCGGGCCGTAACCTTCAACTACCGCAACGGTGCGAAGATCAAGGTCGCCCACGAGAGCGTCAGGGAAGAAATCGCGGATGTTTACATCATGCTGGCGCAGCTCGTTGAGATCGTCGGCAAGCCTGAAGAGGTACAGCAGATCGTGCTCGAAAAGCTCGAACAGCTCAAAGGCGACCTGGACGGCGGGGAGGTGCAAAGTGAGTAAAGCTGTTTTACTGAGCATCCGGCCAAACTGGTGCAAGCTGATTTGGGCTGGAATGAAGACCGTAGAGGTGCGTAGAACTTGCCCGAAGCTGGAGGCGCCGTTCAAAGTGTATATCTATTGCACCGGTCATGATGGCTGGATTATGAAATCGCGCAGGGCTGGAGTGCAGAAGATGGATAGCAGAGTTATCGGCGAGTTTATCTGCGATGAAATTTATAAAATTGACCGAGACTGCAATGGGTTTAACTTCACTGCTCCGAGTCTGGATCTGCCGGTTTACACCCTGCCGGAAAATAACGATGAAGAACGCAACGCCAAGAGAGAAGAACTTATCACTTGCATGACCGATGAACAGCTTTCCGAATATCTCGGCATTCATCCCGGCTACGGTTGGCATATCACGGAACTAAAAATTTACGATGTGCCTAGGCCGATTCGTGACTTTATGTGCCCGTGCGCCAAAAGGTATGCTGATGCAGATGGAAAATGGCGCTGCAAAAATGCTGATAAAATGAAAAATAAAAACGGCAGTTTTGAAAATGACGGGTGTATCTGCACTGACCTTGACAGGCTGAGCCGACCGCCTCAAAGTTGGTGCTATGTGGAGGATGCAGAATGTACGTCATGAACAAAAAATGGGACTCTGTCACGAACATTGCCCAGTGCACCAGCGTGTATGTGAGCCCTGAACACGAAATCAAGGCGGTTCCTACGGGCGGCGGTGCGGTATATCGTCTGGGTCAGTACGAAACGGCGGAAATTGCCCGCGCCGTTCTGAATGATTTGTATATTCACGTTGCGACTGGCTGCACCTACCAGATGCCGAACGACCAGAGGGCGCTGGTTCTGGCTCGCGGCATGAGTGATGAACGGCCTGAAAAGTTTGCCGGGAATGGCAAGAAGCCGGTGCGCAGGGGAGGATCCTGATGGAGAAAACAGGTACGGTTCTCCCGTGTCCTAAATGCGGGAGCGGCTTTTTGGCATGGGGCAAGCCGTTTAGAAGCGCGACGCCGAAACTTGTCGTACTGTTAGGGCAGCATCGCAGAATTGTCTGTTGCGTGATGTGCGGATACTATGCGCCCTTGAAAAAATGGAACAAAGAGGAACGGAAAAATGAAAGCACACATTGAACCTAAGAGCCGGGAGTGCCCTTTCTGCGGTGCACCGACCTATGAGGTTGTAAGCGTTACAGGCATGAAGTGCGTTCGATGCACCAACAAGAGAACCTGCGGTGCAATTGTCAGCTTCAACAACAAGGATTGCGATGAACGCGGAGTTTCCCCGGTTAAGTACTTCAATCGGCGTGCGGAAAGGAAGCAAAAAAATGAATCTGATTCGTGAAGTTATTTCAGACCAGACGGTGACGGCGCTGGCGTCTATTGTCCTGATCGTGGCCGCACTGCCTATGGCTGGATGGTCTTGGGCCGTAAATCAAATGGCCGGAAGAAAAAAGGAGGGTACATGAAAGCGCACCCGTCGTTCCTGTGCAATGGTCAGTGTCGGTGGTGCAAGAACTACTGGGATTGCAGTAAGCACAAGAAAATCCTGGCAAAAATTTTCGGATGCAAAGATTGGAGATGGAGAATATGAGCAAGGAAATCAAACAGCAGCGCATGAATGCCCGTGATGAAGCGTCGCAGCTGTTTTGCTGGTGCATCGTTACGGCCATGAACCAAAAAGAAGGCATTGGTGCGGAACGGCTTCGGCGGGCCTGTAATGAGATGCAGGCATTCCAAGCCCGCTACAAAAGTAAAATCGACTCTGGGAACCGGAGAACGGCCACTGAAGCCATGCGGGACGATTTAAGGGAAATCTGTGATTTCACGGTACGTCTGCCGCAAAATCGAGCTCCGCGTAATCACAGGGAAGAGCAACTTCGCATGGCGCAGGATGAGGGCGCTGAGATCGCATGGCTGGTTATGGCCGCGACGGCGCATCTGACGTTTGGCTTTGGCAAGGAGCGCCTTGCACGGCTGAAGAAAGGAGCCATGGACGACTATCGACAGTACATCGGATGGGTCAAGACAGACGGCGAGGACTGCGCCAAGGAATGGCTGAAGCGCTGTGTGGAACAGGCCTTGCATGAAGAGCTTAAAGTGAATGACATCCAGAGCGGGAGCCGCCCGCCGAAGCAGTACTATTCGTCTGGAGTTGACGTGGCAGATATGATTCGCGTGACGGGCGCTGTGTCTGCGAAGATGGCGGCAGAGCGGGGCATTAAACGTGTGCCGCTGGCGGTTTTGAGTCAGAGCGAGGTGACCCGCAGGATGAAAACTATCTGAGCAATAAAAAAGAGGACCGCTTGCGCAATCCCCCGATAGAGCAAGTCTATTATACCTAAATTGATGTATTTTGGCAACGTAGAACAGGAGGATGCGCAAAATGACTATCCCGGAAGATATGATGGCGTTCATCGAAGAAACTGCCCGCAAAGCTGCCCGCGAGGGTGCAAAGGAAGTTGTGGCCGAGCAGGCCCGTAAAGCCGCAGGCCGGTGTGACCGCCGGTTGCGGAACACGAAGTTGCTCCTGAAGAACTACCGGATGTTCAAAAAACATTGCACGGGCGCGGTCTATACGGACGAGGCTGGCGAACATGATGGTCAGGAGGAAGAAACTGCGCTGGAACTGCTTGATATGATGCTTCAGCGCAATAACGCGATTACGGTCGAATCGATCCGCAACTCCTGCCGCCGTACAAAAATCATGGTTCGTCATATTGATTCGATGCTGGCCCTGTACGAGACGTACTGCGAACAGAGCAAGAATGAGGCCCATAAGCGCTGCTACCGCATCATCAAAGCGATGTACATTGACGACGAGGCCAAGTCCATTGAGCAGCTTGCGGCGCTGGAGGGCGTGAGCACCCGTCAGGCATACCGAGACCACGATGCGGCCGTTGAAAAAATCTCGGCGCTCATGTTCGGCATTGATGCCTTGGACATGGAGTAGGCCGATGTCAAAATCATGTCATTTACACGGCATGAAAAATGTGGTAGAATAATACCGTAAAATTCTAATCATAGCGCATTGCCCGCCCGGCTTCGCCACCGAGCGGGTATTTTTATGCCCGGAAAGGAGGCAGAAAACCGCCGCTCCCCAATTTGACCCGCAACGCCAGCGGGATAGCAAAGAAGGGAGAAAAAATGAATCAGCAAGTAGTGTATCAGGATATTTCGCAAATCCATCCTTATGAGAATAATCCCCGGAACAACGAAGCGGCCATTGAGCCTGTTGCGCAGAGCATCAAGCGGTTTGGCTTCCGTGTCCCCATCCTCATTGACGGAAAAGGAACCATCATCGCAGGACACACCCGCTATGAGGCCGCAAAACGGCTTGGCATGGACGAAGTGCCGTGCATTCGGGTCGATGACCTGACGGATGAGCAAATCCGCGCATACCGCATTGCAGACAACAAGGTGGCTGAGGCTTCTTCGTGGAATGATGATATTCTCCGCGCCGAAATGGACGCGCTGAAAGCCTTGGACGTTGATTTGACGGACACGGGCTTCAGCGAAGTGGAGCTTGATGGGCTTCTTCGGGAAGTGGAGGATGCCGACTTCGAGGAGTTCTTTACGGAACCCGTCCAACAGCCGCCCAAAGCGGCCGATGCAGAGCAGAGCACCGAGCTCCAGCAATCTACCCAACCGGAATCTTCTCAGCTCGCTGTGCCGCAGCAGAGCGGCTCTAAGCTCATCCAATGTCCGCATTGCGGAGAATGGTTTGAGACATGAGGTTGTGTCTGGCGGGTACATTCCCAGCCGAGAAGATTGTGAAAGAGTACCGCCCAGAATACGTCCTGGAGAGTTTCTTTTACATCCGGCCCTGGCAAATCGAAGAGATTCCAAAATGGAAAATGTTCCTGCTCGACAGCGTGGCGTTTACTTTTATGCACGGCATAGAAGCCTCTTCAAAGCCAGTAGATTGGGATGGCTACCTGAGTCGATACATCGACTTTATCAACCGCAACGACGTGCAGCATTTCTTCGAGCTGGATGTGGATTCCATCGTAGGCTATGACGCTGTAAAACGCATGAGAGCGCGTCTTGAAGCAGAGACAGGAAAGCAAAGCATTCCGGTCTGGCACCGCTCCCGTGGTCTGGACGAGTTCAAGCGCCTGTGCAGGGATTATCCCTACATCGGCATCGGCGGCTTTGCAATCAAGCATATACAGCCCAGTGAGTACGGATATATCCGCCGTCTGGTGCAGTATGCAAATTCTTGCGGGGTGCGGGTGCATGGTCTGGGGTATACCAAAAAGGATGCAGTGAGCTTCGGTTTTTACAGCGTGGACAGCACAACATGGACTACGCAGGTCAATTTCGGAGGGCTGTCGTACTTCAATGGTTCGGAGATGGTCGTGGTCAGACCGCCCAAGGGGATGATCGGTGCTGACTATCGCCGCCGCCGGGAGTACTCGTTGAGAGAGTGGATAAAGTACCAGAAATACCTTGATACGAAAGGAAAATGGCGTGGATAAAGAAATCGTCTACCGCGTCGAGGATGGCATGGACAGGGAAAAGATTCTCTGCACCACCTACCAGATGCGGAATTTTTATATGCAGTTCAGAGACGGATTTTTTACCAATCTGGACGTTATGAACTATATCCAGCACCTTGCCGCTGCGCATATGGCGAAAAAGGGGATGAACGTGCTGGATGTGTGCTGTGGGCGCTCTCTGATGCTCCCGCTGCTGCGCTACTACGCAAAGGACATTGCATCCTATACCGGAGTGGACATCAGCAAAGCAAACATCAAGGAAGCGATGCGCGGCGCAACTGCAAAGAACCTCGAACCCAAGGATTTGGCCTCCTACTACCCGTTCCGGGTGGGTTGGAAGCTGGGCAACGTTGCTGAGATGTCGAAAGTCATCCCGGCGGGGTTTGCCGATTTTGTGATTTACACCTCTGCCATTGAGCATATGCACCCTACGGACGGTGCAAAAAGCCTTGCAGAATGCTACAAAGTGATGAAGCCGAGTGCAAAGATGTTCCTCTCCTGTCCGAACACCCCAGGCAATGGGTATCAGACCCAGTACCGCGCTCATGTCTATGAGTGGGGCTACGATGAACTGAAAGCCAAGCTGGCCGAAATCGGATTCAGCATTGTGCAGGAGGTCGGTCTGGTCACCAGCGTCCGCGAAATGGATGAGTTTTATTCTAAACAGCCGCCGGCGCTCAAGGATTTCTATGAACGCATGAAGTCCTATGTCCCGTCTGCATTCCTCACAGCGTTTATGGCTATCCCATTCCCGCGTGAGGCGAAAGAGCTGTTGTTCATCGTCCAGAAGCCGAAAGGAGAGGAAAATGCCTAAGTTCAAGAATGAGTATGGGGTGTCGAAAATCAAGTACACCCAGAAGTGCAGATGCTTTTGCCCTATCGGAAAGGCAGACTACACGAACAACTTCACCGTGACTATCACTCCGAAGAAGTGGATCCCGGACTACTGCGAAATCGACAAGTTCATTCGTGAGCAGCTGGATGGCAAGAGCCTTGTCATTGAGGACGCCGCCTGCAAGCTGAAGCAGTGGCTCACGGGGGAGATTCATCCCTACTGGGTCGAGGTCGAGTCGGATGTGACCGACGGTGTGCACGGCCATGTAACGGTAACAGTATAAGGGAGGGGCGCAAGATGAAAAATACTCGTGCTCTTTGCCAGACCGCCGTTGTTGCAGCATTGTATGTGGCGCTGACCACCATGAACCCCCTGTCGTGGGGTGCAATCCAATTCCGGGTTGCAAATATGCTCTGTGCACTCCCGTTCAAGGACAAGAAATATGCCCCGGCGATTCTGCTGGGAATCGCAATCGCAAACGCAACCAGCCCGTTTGGACCTGTCGATGTGGCTTTTGGCCTGATGGCCGAGGGAGCAGCGTATCTCCTTGTTGTTTGGGGGCCGTGGAAAAAGCTGGGGATTTTGTGGAAAGCTGTTATCCTCTCTTTGTCCGTGGCTCTGTTCATCGGAGTGGAGCTGCACGCAATGGTGGGAGCGCCGTTCCTGCTGACGGCCGCAGGGCTGTTCGTTGGCACTTTCTTAGCCGTGGAACTCGGCAACATGATGATTTCTAAAACCGCTCTTGCAAGAATCGTGTAAGAGGGGGCGCGGCGCTGGCTCTGCAAAGAGCTGGCGCTTTTTCTTTGGAACAACACAACGGCCCGGCCCGACACCGGGACAGAAAATGAAGAAGGATAGTGGTGGCGATGTAGATGGAAACGCGAGACAAGGCGTTCACCCTTTATAAGAAAGGGATGGGATGCACCGAAATCTCAAAGAAGCTGGGTGTATCGCTGAACACGGTCAAGTCTTGGAAAAAGCGGTATTGGGATGCACAAAAGGGTGCACCCAAGAAGCGCACCTCGTCGCACCCAAAGGGTGCATCTTCAAAATGCGCCCAGCAAGACCCGGCGGCTCAGCCTGAGAAGAGGCCGAATCGCGGCGGCGCGCCGAAAGGGAACGTCAACGCTGTTGGCAATCATGGCGGGGCACCGCCGGGAAATCAGAATGCGCTAAAGCATGGCGGCTGGTCAGCTGTGATGTTTGGTGCATTTTCCGAAGAAAACCAGAAAGCTATACAGGACTGCACGAAAGACGTGGACGCGGAGGATCTGTTGATACAGGAGCTTCAACTGCTGACTGCCCGCGAAGCGTTCCTGCTCCAGCGCATCACGGCAGCTCAGGAAAAGAAGCAACACATCCAGTCGGTGCATACATCAAAATCCAGCAGGTCTTTTACCCGGCTGGATGAGGATAAGGAAAAAGAGGCCCATGACAAGGAAGTTTACATTGAGCGGATAGATGCAAAGGTGCAAAAGGAAGAACGTCTCCCCGGCACCAGCGTTGAGACATCAACCACCACCGAATCGAGCTACCTTATCGTGGAGCGCTTAGAGCGGCTATTGACCGATGTACAGCGCCAGAAGTCTAAGGTGATACAGCAGCTTGCCGACCTGCGCAGAATGAGCAACAGCGGCAAGAATGAGCTGGTAGACGACTGGGTAGCGGCAGTCGAGGCGGCGGACGCAGAAGTGGAGGGTGAAGACGATGGCGCTGAGACAACGTGAAGTCTTCGCCAAACGGCTCCCGCTGTACCGCAAAGACCCCTGCTTGTTCTTCAAAGAGGTCACACGCTTCAAGCCGGATAGATGGCAAAAAGAAGCGGCCACGGCCATTGCACAGCACCGCAAAGTTTCCATCCGTTCAGGACAGGGCGTTGGAAAAACAGCTTTTGAAGCAAACTTGGTGCTCTGGTTTTTGGCTTGCTTCCCGTATCCCCGCGTCGTGTGCACGGCACCGACCCGCCAGCAGTTGAACGATGTGCTCTGGGCTGAGATTGCCAAGTGGCAGGAGCGCAGTCCTGTCTTGCAGACCATGCTTGTATGGACAAAGACCCGTGTCTACATGAAAGGACATGAGAAACGCTGGTTCGCCGTGGCCCGTACAGCCACTAAGCCAGAGAATATGCAGGGCTTCCACGAAGACAATATGCTTTTCGTGGTGGACGAGGCATCTGGCGTTGCTGACCCCATCATGGAGGCCATACAGGGTACGCTTTCCGGAGACAACAACCGCTTACTGATGTGCGGAAATCCAACGCAGAACACTGGCACATTCCACGATTCGCACACCGTGGATGCCCAGTCCTACTACTGCATGAAGGTGTCCAGCAGGGACAGCCCCCGCACGAATAAGCAGAATATCGCTGACTTGGAGCGGAAGTTCGGCAAGAACAGCAATGTAGTCCGTGTCCGTGTTGACGGAGAGTTCCCGGAGAATGAGGACGATGTCTTTATTCCGATGGCACTCGCCACAAAGGCTGTCAATACTGAACCTCTGGAACATTGTGCTCCAGCCCGGATCTCCATCGGGTGTGACGTTGCCCGCTTTGGCAACGATGATACGGCCATTGCACAGAACATTGATGGAGATATCCAAAAGCTGGTCACACGCCATGGTCAAGACCTGTACGCTACGGCAGACGATATCATTGCGATATATAAAACCCTGCGTGCAGCGTATCCGCAGTACCGCGGTCTTATTTATGCGGTCATTGATGATACCGGCGTTGGTGGAGGCGTGACCGACATACTCAACCGAGAAAAGATTCGGCAGAAGCTAACCAGGTTGATGGTCGTGCCGGTAAACTTCTCCAGCGCTGTGCCGGACAAGGAAGCCGCCGGGCGCTATGCAGATATCGCAACGTGGATGTGGGCGGTCCTACGGGATATGGCCACGGCGGGCACCCTGCACATCCCAAATGATTCAACCCTGATAGGGCAGCTTACCACCCGTAAATATATCTTTAGCGGCGCTCCTGCAAAGCTGAAACTTGAAAGCAAGGATGCCTTGAAGAAGCGTGGCCTGACCAGCCCTGACCGCGCTGATGCGGTAGCCCTTGCGCTATACGAGGGCGGCATCTTTGATGTACGCAGTCTGATATGATAGCCGGAAAGGAGAAAAAGGTGAAAAGAGTTATCCCCGGAAAAATCAAAACGCAGCTTCGCCTCGACGGCTATTACAACGTTCTGAATAAGTATGGTACCCAGCACGACAGCACCGAGTATTACCAGTGGGCAACCGGTGCAGCTGTGACGGATGCGGAATTGGCCGACCTTTATGCAGGAAACGGGCTATTCTCGACCATCATTGATGCCCCGGCAGACGATGCCACCAAGAATGGTATCGACCTTGGCATCAAGGATAAGGATTTGCAGAAGCGTCTTGACGACCATCTGCAGACTATCCATTACCAAAGCAAACTCGCGAAAGCGTTAAAATGGGCACGGTTGTTTGGTGGCTCTGCTGTTGTTATGCTGGTGGATGATGGTAGACTTCTTCAGGACCCGCTGAACTGGCGGGACGTTCATGGCGTGGAAGAACTACTGGTTTACGGACGGAATGAGGTATTTCCGCTGTGGATCAACGGCTACGAAAACAATCCGGCAGATGAAGATTATCGCAAAGGCGGAACTGGCATCCCGGAGTTTTATCAGATAAACAGTGTGTACGGCAGCTATGTAGTGCATTCCTCGCGATGCTTAGTGTTCCACAATGGAGAAATCCCCGAAGGCTCCACGATGTCAAACCTCTACCGCACATGGGGCATACCGGAGTATATGCACATCCGCGAAGAACTTCGCAACGCCTGCATCGGTCCGGGCTACTCCATTCGCTTGCTGGAACGGCTGTCAATGGTGACATACAAAATGAAGAATCTCGCAAACGTCCTGTCTACAGTAGACGGTGACGATACGGTTCTTCAGCGTATGGAGATGCTTGACCTTGCCCGTAATCTGTTGAACATGGTCTTCATTGATGCAGATGGCGAGGATATTGGCATTCAATCCCTGTCCGCGGCGGGAGTCAAGGACATTCTGGACAATGCCTGTGCCATGCTGTCCGCTGTGAGCCATATTCCGCAGACAAGGCTCTTTGGACGCTCCCCGGCTGGCGAAAATGCCACGGGTGAAGGAGATATGGAAAACTACAAGGAGGCCGTGTCCGGCATCCAGTCCGGTGACCTCCGGGACAACACCCGCACACTGGTCGAACTGATTCTGCGCGGAATGGCGTGGAACGGTGAAATCGATGAGGTACCAGAGTATACCATTACCTACAAGAGCGCTTGGAGCTTGTCTGACGATGAAAAGGCTACGCAGGATCAGGCGAATGCTGCGGCCCAGCTTACCAGAGCACAGACGGCTTCCACATACGTTACCGCTGGCATCTTGGAAACTGACGAGGTTCGCCGGTCTCTGGCACAGGATGAACAGTTTGACCCTGAAAACATCATCACGGAAGTGGATGTCAATCAGGACTGGGGCTTGGGTGGGGCTGACGTTCCCCAGCCGACCAATCCGCAGAACCCGCCTGCAGCAGGCAACCTGGTTACGGATGAAGGAGAATGCGGTTATGTTGCCGGCTTTGTCTTGAACGATGGGAAAATCCTCTGCGGACAACGTTCTGATGGGCAAGGCTGGTGCGGCCCTGGCGGTCACATCGAACCCGGAGAAACACCGAGTGTGGCGTTCCGCCGGGAAGCAAAGGAAGAGTTCAATATTGACGTGGGGGATATTACTTATCTCGGCAACTGCAAGGGCAAGCCGGATGAGGTACTTCCCGTTCAGATCTACCGCGTCAATAGCTTCGATGGTGCGCCCCGATGCGACCAAAAGGAGATGTTCACGGCTACATGGATGCCCCCTGAACAGATTTTGAAGCAGGATGTGCCCGGCGGGCTTGTGTTTGAACCGTTTCTCAGAAGCGTGAAAGAATACCTTGACCGGCTGGGCATTACACTGGATGATTTTGACGAGAGCAAGCACAACCGCGATGAGGATGGAAAGTTCTCCAGTTCTGGCGGCTCTACATCATCAAAAGATGTATCGAGCGAGGAAAATTCATCAAAAGACTTGAATGATTCTCAAAATCATGCTAAAATAAATTCTAACGCAGTTTCGGCAAAAGGCGCGAACACTTTCAAGGTGAAAGGATTCCCCAACAAGCAGAAGCTGAACAACCACTGGCAGAATGGAAGAACCCACGCCGCTGAGTACGCTCCCGATGGCATTACGACAAAGGAGCAGTACGAAAAGCGGGCGGTTCAACTTTTGGAAAGCCCGTGCGGAAACGGCATAAAAGGTTACAAGACAAAAGATGGCCTTGTGTGCCGGTATGACGCGAAGAAAAATGACTTTGCAAAAGGTTCCCCAGAGAAGGGCGTAAGAACGATGTTCAAGCCTGACGATGGGGAAGATTACTATAAACGTCAGCTTGAACTGGAAGGAATCGAAGATGACTGAGAAAATCCTCTGCCCGGTATGTGGGCAGCATAGCTTTGATGAAGACAACGATTTTGAGGAATGCCCTGTGTGCGGCTGGGTAAATGATGGCGTGCAGAGAGCGGATCCTGATTATCGCGGCGGTTATAACCGCATCAGCCTGAACGAAGCTAAAAAGAAGTTTGCCGAAGGCAAAAAGGTGTTTGACTAAAATATTGGCATTGAGAGCCTTTGCAGGTGACGTGAAAGCGTCCCTCGCAAAGGCTCTTTTTGTTTGCAGTCATAGCTCAGTTGGTAGAGCGCCTGCCCTCCAAGCAGGATGCCGCGGGTTCAAGCCCCGTTGACTGCTCCATATCGAGGGTTGGCCAAGTTGGATAAGGCATGGGCCTTTGACTCCCAGACCGCCGGTTCGAGTCCGGTACCCTCGACTTATGCTGGTGTAGCTCAGTTGGACAGAGCAGTTGATTTGTAATCTTCAGGTCGTGGGTTCAAATCCCATCCCCAGCTCCACCCGCCGTACACCGTAATCGGCACCTCGATGGCATGAGGAAGCGCCGACCCCGCTCCCAACAGACCGATGCGAAGTGTTCTGGCCTGTTCCATGACTGAGCCAGCGCGGAGCCATATGCCGCGTTCCTTCCGCTTCGCCTTGGACGGATGCGCGCTGTAAGCAAAAAGGTCAAACCAATTCAAGTGCTGCATGCCATGAACGTAAAGGCCCTGTATCTTCAATGATGCAGGGCCTTTTTGATGCCGGCAGAGGGAAGATTCCCGGAAAGATAAAGAGGTGTTTATGCCAGTGAGAAACAACGGCCCCGGCGGATACAGTCGGGCTTCTACGACAAGAAAATCAAAGGTCGAGCCGGAATACCCGCAATGGGCAGAAAGTAAGATGCGGGCCATTGAGAACAGGCGCTTAAAAGAGCTTCAAGCTGTGGTGCGCGATTCAATGCCTGAGATACTGGCCATTGCCGCGGATGAAATGGATACGGCTTCTGAAAGCATCAGAAAAGATGGATACAGCGACATGGTGCGCCGCATCCAGAACAGGTTCCGCATTATGCGTGATCGGCTCAGTCGGCGGCTGAAAACCGACCCGCTGGAACGTGATGTCCGCCGCTGTGCGGATTATACAGACCGCCGCCAGCTCCAAGAATGGCAACGCAGTGTCCGGGCCACACTCGGCATCGAAATCAGCAAGGACTTCTTCATTGGTGAGCGGTATGAGCAGATGCTTTCAAGGTGGGCGGAGCAAAATGTTTCTTTCATAACCAGCATCGAGAGCGATTGCTTTGATGATATGGAGAAAATCATTATTGACGGCTTTACAAAGGGCCGAACACCCGCCGCAATTTCAAATGAGATACAGCGGCGCTTCGATGTGACCAAATCGAAAGCGAACCTTTTGGCCCGCGACCAGATTGGTACATTGAGCGCAGACCTGACCCGGACTCGGCAGGAGTCCGCCGGGGTAAAGGAGTATATCTGGCGTTCGTCCGGCGACGAACGTGTGCGCGCGTGCCATCGTGAACTTGATGGTAAGACGTTTCGTTATGATGACCCGCCAGCAATGTGGTACATGACGAAGCGAGGGAAAATCTACACCGGGAGACACTGCAACCCCGGCGAGGATTACCAGTGCCGCTGTGTTGCAAAACCCGTTTTTGACTTTAATAGGCTCAATTCTCAAGCCTTTAAGGAGAAGAAACAATGAATCAGAAAAATCCGCCGCAAGTCCTTCGGAGCGAAATGCGTGCTGACAGCGTGCCTGTCGATGAGCATTACAGCACCGAGGGATATTTTTATGATAACCCCATCCTGACCCGCACGGGCATCTTCAAGTACACGCTGGAAGATGGCTCGGAGCGTCGAGAATTGCGCAGGCCGGAAGATGTTTTTGACCCGGAGAGCCTTGCAAGCTATGAGGGAAAACCCATCATCATAACCCACGATGCGCGGGTGATCGACAAGGATAATGCCCGCCGGGAGAGAGTGGGAACAATCCTGACTCCTGGACAGCAGGACGGAGAAAACGTCCGTGCAAAAATCGTCATTGATGACCCGGACGCGGTAAAGGCATCCGGCCTGCGGGAACTATCTGTTGGGTACTATCAGGATCTTATCATGGAACCCGGAGAATGGAATGGAGAGCCGTATGATGCAATCCAGACCAATATCCGTGTGAATCACCTTGCGCTGGTCGCTGTCGCCCGCGCAGGTGATGATGCACGCTTGAACATGGACAGCCAAGATAACAATGGAGGTACACCCCCTATGGACGAGAACGAGAAGATGAACAACCCCACGCAGGACGATGATACTACTGTGGAAACCACAAAGCCCACTGCCGATGATGGCGAGGCTCCCAGTGCTCCTGCGGCGGCTCCTGCCCTTGACCCGGCAGGCCTTGAAGCAGCACTCAAAGCCTATATCGCGGCCACCAACGGTGCTACCGCTGACGATGAAAACGACCCGGCGGCTGGTGACACCACTGATAAGCCCACCAAGGACGAGGGCGAAGGTGACGACCCTGCGAAGCCGGACGTGCTGGCAGACATTACCGCCCGCCGTGATGCTATGGAAGATGGCCCGGCCAAGGCGGACATCAACACCCTGCTGTCTATGCTGGATGCCGCAAATGCCCGCGCTGATGCTGCAGAGGACGACACCAAACCTACCGAAGATGAGGATGATACCTCGGACGATTCCAGCAACCAGCTGAACCATGACAGCGCCGCATCCATTGCCGCGCAGGTCAGCCAGCGTGTGGAACTGTGTCGGCTGGGCGATAAGCTGCATCTGGATGGCATGGAATCCATGCCGGTAATGCAGGCAAAGAAAAAGGTCGTTCATGCCGTTATTCCGGGTATGCGTCTGGATGGCAAGAGCAAAGCCTACATCAACGCGGCTTTTGATATCGCAAAGGGTAAAATCAATGGTCGCAAGACTGTGGCAGACCAGCGTCGTCAGGTGTTCAATGCTGATTCCGCAAATGCGGCAGTCCGCAATGTGGGCAAGAAGAACGACCCTGATGCGGCCCGCAATCGTATGATCCAGCGTCATGCTGGCGAGAAGGAGGACTAAGCTATGAGCAATATGGCAGTACAGATGAACTACGGCGAGCCTAGCCGCGGTATGCCCGGCCTGCTTTATGACCGTGCGAATTACGATGCAGTCACCCGCCGGAACAGCGCAGAGGATGGCAAGCTGTTCTTTGGCTGCGGCGTTGTGCAGGGTGCGGAGCCCGGCAAGGACATCACCCTTCCTGCAACCGGCGCGACCGCCGAGAAGTTCGAGGGCGTTGTGATGTACAGCGCCAATACGGAGATGGACGATGATGGTGCTGTGCTCCTGCGCAAAGGCCAGATTCTGGATGTCTGCCAGACCGGCAAGATGTGGGTGCAGCTGGCCGATCAGGCGGAACCTGCTTACGGTCAGCCGGTTTATCTTGTGATTACCGGCGACGATGCAGGCAAGTTCACCCCGACCAAGGGCACCAATCTGGCGGTCAAGGCCCGCTTCATCGGTGCGGCCCAGAACGGCATTGCACCCGCCCAGTTCGCAGAGCAGATCTAAGGAGGTTCAATATGGCTAAGTACAATCCTTTCGACCCCGCCAACGGTTACAGCGAGGAAGACCGCCTTGCCCTGAACGGCAAGTGTGCCTCCCTGATTAACCAGGCATATAAGAACCCGTTCCCCGGCACGAAGATTCGTCTGGATGGAGCCGACAATGCAGGCGTCTTCTTCGCCAAGCAGTTGGCGCATGTCAAGACCAAGGCGTACGATAAGGACTTCCCGGAGCTGTCCGGCCTGAAGATCTTCCCTCAGACCAGCGAAACCGATGAGGGAGCTTCGTATATCGAATACTACAGCTATGAGCCGGTTGGCTTTGCTGATGTTATCGCCAACTACGCCAGCGACCTGCCCCGTGTCGATGTGAAGGGCACTCCCCATCGTGCGGAAATTGTCAACATCGGCGACAGCTACGGCTACAACGTGCAGGAACTGCGTGCCTGCCGCCGCAATGCGGTGCTGGGTATTATGAAGTCTCTGGACTCTGCGCGTGCTGAAGCGGCCCGCCGGGTGTACGATGTCAAGGTGAATCACCTGATTTGGCACGGCGACGAGAAGACGGGCATCATCGGCGTTCTGTCCTCCGGCAATAACATCCCCATCTATACACTGCAGAACGGCGCAGCCGGTAAGGCCGACTGGGCATCCAAGACCGCAGACGAGATTGCGGCCGACATTGCCGGCATCCTGAACTACATCGACACCCTGACCCAGAATGTGGAGCACCCGGACAGCTGGGTCATGCCCAACGACCTGTACACCAGCCTGAACCTGCGCCGCATCGATGGAACCGGCGAATCTGTTCTGTCCTACATCAAGGATCACACTCCCCAGATTAAGAACTGGGAAGTTGCCGGCGAACTGTCCAAGGGCAACAAGGACTATAACAGCACCGGCAAGAACATCGGCCTGCTGTATACCAAAGACCCGGACAAGATGTCCCACGAGGTTCCCATGGCTTTCCTCCAGCACGCGCCGCAGGATCGCAATCTGGAAATCGTTATCAACTGCGAGGGCCGCGATGCAGGCATGATGATTCCTTATCCGCTGTCTGCTTGCCTGGTCTACGGTCTGTAAGAAAGGAGAAACCGACTATGAAGGTCAAAAACATTTCGGTAAAGCCCATCTGCATCGGCTCCATCTCTCTGCTCCCCGGCGAAACTGCGCAGGTCGATGCAACCTATGATGATGCAATGGCATTTTACATCAGCATGGGCCTGCTTCAGGAGGTTCAGGAGAAAAAAGCGCGCGGAAAGAACGCAAAGGCCGATTCCGAAGCTGACGCTCCTGCCGATGCTCCTGCGGGCGGTGAATCTTGATGGATTCTCCTGACGTAACCGCCATTACCAAAATTGTAAAGAAGGTTGGCACCGAGTTCAAATCCGCTTCGGACGAGGACATTTCTTTTTGGATCGACCTGCAAGCGCCGGTCATTTCCAAAAAGAAGTTCGGCGCAGATTACAATCTGGCGGTGGCGTTGCTGGTCTGCCATGCTATGAAAATGGCTGGCAATGGTGACAGTTCTCTCGGAACTATCGCAAACACTGGTCGCTTAGCTAGCGTTTCCGAAGGTGGCGTGAGCATTTCCTTTGCCACTAGCACCGCCGGGACCACCGGAGATGCTGAATACCAGCTTACTTCCTACGGCTTGCAGTTCATTTCGATTCGGAACCGGCATATCGTGCCTATCATGATTCGATAAGGAGGCCTGCCCATGGCGATAGCCAATGACATCGGCCTTGACCTGACGCCAGAGGGAAGAGCGGCGATGGAGCGCCTGAACGAACTGTCCAATGTGACCATAGAGGTTGGGTATCAGGCAGACCAAAAGGCGGCTGACGATGAAACATCGCTGGCCGAGGTTGCCTACTGGAACCACTACGGAACCCTCCACAAAGACGGTTCTGTGATGATTCCTGCCCGTCCCTTTATGGACACCATCAAAAAGCACTCGGAAGAACTGTCAGAGTTTTCGCGGCAGGCTCTGTCCTCATTGGAAACAGCTGATTCAGTTGCCAATGCGATTGGTTCGCAGGCAAAGTCTATGATTCAGGATGCAATCAAAGATGAGGGATGGGCACCCAATGCGCCCATCACCATCGAGGGCGGCTGGATGATGAACGAATATGGCAAGAAAGGCCCGGTGCCTGTGCATATTAAAGGGAAGAGTTCTACGAAGCCCCTGATTGATACAGGCGCCTTGCGTCAGAACTGCCAGTACGTTATCAAGAAAGGAAAGAAATGAACATCTTTAAGCAGATGTACACCGTGCGCCGCTACAAGGGCACCAGCTGGGATAGTGGTACGTCCGAAACAACTTACTCGGATATGCAGCTTCCACTTGATGTGCAGGCCAAAACGCGCCGCAATCAAGATGATGCTTCCGGCCGCTCTACGACCGGCGTTCTGACTGTGTATAGCGATGTCCAGCTTCTTCCTACGGAACCGGATAAACAGACAACGGGAGATCGTCTGCTTTACATGGGGCAGTGGTACGCCTGCAAATCGTCCATCTACTGGGGAAACACCATCCTGAAGCACTGGATATCAGAGTTTGAAGCTGTTGAGGGCGAGAAAGGGGAGAATGCCAATGACACCAGCTGAGTGCCGCGAGGCGGTTCGGCTCATGTTTGTGGAACTGTACCCCCATTGCACAGTGATTTACAGCTATCCCAATTCCGTTCGTCCACCGCTTCCGTATGTCGTTCTTGACTTTGAACGCATCGAGCCGGTGAACGCGTTTGAGTACGTCAAGAACGGGATTCTTTGGCAGGAAAAATGCAAGCGCATTCCGTTTTCTGCTGAACTGGTCACCGAGAGCAAGACGGAGCATGCTGCCGGGGTGAAAAAAGTTAGCTTGTCAACGGTCGTGGACGACCTTGAACAAGCTATTCAGTTCTTTGATAGCCAATACGCAGGTGACAAAATGCGCGCCATGAATATCACGGTATGCACGGAAGGGTCACCTGAACCGATCCATAACAGCGCGCCCGGCGTAGAGAGGGCGCGCTGTTCTTTTTATGTGGATTTTGTGCAGCGTACTAAGGAGTACGCTGCCTTGGCTCCGATTGACGGCGAGTATTCGGAAGACCATGCCAGTGCAGCATCCAAAAAAGCTGCAGACATGGAAGCCGGATGGTTTGACGAAGTCGAAGTCAAAAAAGAAATCCGAAATGAGTAAAGGAGCGAAACCACATGAATATCGACAAAATCGTTGAGGTCAATATCCAGATCTCCGAAGCGATGTCCATTGATGGTGGTTATGACACCATCCTCATTGTCGGCCCTCTGCCTAAAGCCCCTGGCGGTCGCGTTACACCTGATGTTGCCGGTTATGCGAGCTTGCAGGACCTCAAGAGCGCCGGATTCGCAGCGGACGACCCTGTGTACATTGGTGCCAGCAAGGTGTTTGGACAGTCCCCGAAGCCGCCCGCGGTAATGATTGCGGTGCAGAAGCTGTCCAGCGGCTCCACCGAAAAGGTGGATGTGACTCTTGACAGAGCCATCGGTATGCCGGGCTGGTACTGCATCTGCCCGGCGGGCATCAAGGAGGACTTCTACCAGAGCATTGCCGACTGGACAGAAGCCAATGAAAAGCTGTGTATCTGCGAGACAACCGGCATTTCGTCCTCTCCGGTATCGGATGCAATGCTTCGCACTGCGGTCATTCACGCTACCGCCGAGAACGACTGCGTGAACTGTGCTTACGCCTCCCGGTTTCTCTCCTATGACCCGGGCAGTGAGCAGTGGTGCTTTAAGTCCCTTTCCATGGTGTCTGCACAGGGACTGTCCACCACGGATATTGCAAGTCTGGAAACACGCAATATCTCGTATTACACAACTGTTGGCAGCAAAGCCATGGTGCAAGGTGGCAAGGTGAGCGGCGGCGAGTGGATCGACACCATTCGTTTCCGTGACTGGCTGAAGACCGAAATTCAGTCCAAGGTGCTGAACCTGCTTCTGGGCTTGTCCAAAGTGCCTTATACCGATCAGGGCATTGCGCTGGTGCAGAACGCTGTCATTGATGCGCTGGAAGAGGGCGTGCGTGCTGGTGGCATTGTGCAGGATGCTTCTTCCGATGATGGAGAAGCGTCTCGTGCATATACCGTCACTGTGCCGCGCGCGGCCGATTTGGATGCCGCAACTCGTAAGAGCCGCCGTCTTACCGGTGTGACATGGACAGCACAGCTGGCAGGAGCCCTGATCGCCGCGAAAATTGGCGGCACACTGAATTACTGAGAAAGGAGAACCGCTAAATGCGTGGAGATGTAACCGTTTACTCCCCGAAAAACGTTCTGTGCACCATGGGCATTCACATCGCGTCTGGTTTTACGGAGGATGGCTTTATTACCATTACTCCGCAGGGTGATGGCGTGACGGATGAAGCCGGTGCAGATGGCGAAGTGGTCGTTTCGATTCCGGATGATCCTCGTTATGAAATCAAGCTGGTCCTGCAGTACGGCTCCAAAACAAACAACTGGCTGCTGAAGCAGTACAACAATAACAAGCGGATCCCGGGCAGCGGCCTTTTCAATATGCAGATCAAGGATCTGGGCTCTAACCCGGATTTCACGGCGTCCAAGGCATGGGTTTCCAAGCCTGCCCCGTGCGCTTACGGTAAGACCGGCCAGAGTCAGGAGTGGACACTGCGGGCTGTTGGCAAGATGGAACCGAAGAACTGAAAGGAGAAAACCTGATATGAAAATGAAACGCATGGAGATGCGCGACATCACGGTTGGCGAATACCAGTTCAAGGTTCGTCCATTCGGTGCCAAGGATGCCACCTACATTTTTGGCGATGTTGCATCTATCATCCTGCCGATTCTGGGCACCGTGTCGGTTGCTAGCGACGATAAGGATGCTGTCAACATGGAAATGTTTGACGGGATGGACATGGACAAAGACTCGCTGGTCAAGGCACTTGCCCGCATCAATGGCAACGCATTGAGCAAACTGGTGAGTGAGCTCCTGCTGGATCACAGCAACATCCGCGTTTTGGATCCTGAGAAAAACACTTATGAGGTCATGGGCGAGGATGATTTTGATGAAATTTTCTGCCAGTACCTCGCCGGAATGCTCAATCTTTGTGCTGAGGTCATTCGCTTAAACTTCAGCGGTTTTTTCAAAGATGCGAGCACCCTCTTTGGAGGCCTTATCAAAGTGCGCCGGGCGGGCAGCTCGAACAGTACGGAGAGTTCGACAACGACAGAGTAACGAACCTTGAATGGATTATGTATACCCTGATTCGTGAGCGGGTGGCTTCGATGTACGAACTGACCTATGTTTATAATCTGGATGAAATGCTAAAACTCTACGACCTGATTATGATGCAGCGGGACATTGAGTACGCCAAAAGCCAAGAGGACAGAAGGGGGGATACATAAGTGGCGGCGAAGGAAACTGTAATCGGAAAGTTCGTCAATCAAATTCTGTTCAAGGTCGATAAAAGCTCTGTTGATGACGCAAAAAGCGCTATCAGCGAAGTAAAAGGCTTTGCAGCTAAAGCACTTGGAGCAATCGGCATCGGCTTTTCCTTTACTAAGCTTGCTAGTCTTGCAGAGGAATTTGGCAGTATCAACGATACCATCCGCGGGGCAACCCGCGAGATGGGAGATCAAGCGGATATTCAGCAGAAGATTCTGCAAGGGGCTCAGGATTGCCGTGAAGAATACGGAGCCATGGCCGGAGATGTGACAAAGCTGGTGCAGTTGAACAGTAAACTGTTCCCGGTTGATGATGCTGTGAAGTTTGTTTCGCTTGTCGAAAAGCTGGAAAAGGGCTCTGGCAGAGAAGCAAATCTTGACAACACCATGAGTGTACTGCAAAAGGCTATGTCTTCGGGCAAGCTGGACAAATCTGGCTTCTCCAACTTAAAAACAGCTGCCCCGGAGGTGGTGAAAGCCATTTCGTCTGCAATGGGAGTGTCCGAAAAGCAGCTCCAAAATCTGGCAGAGAGCGGAAAACTTTCCGCAAAGCAACTGAAAGAAGCGTTCTTTGCGGCGGAAAGCGACATTCAAAAGAACTTTGATGAACTCGGTTTCGGCATCGGGGACGCTCTTACTTATGTCAGAAATCAGTGGGGGCTTTGGCTTGCAGGCGCAGATGACATGCTTGGCATCACAACCAGTATTGGCAAAACAATAAAAACCATAAGCGATTTCCTGATAGGAAAAGCACAACGGCTGACTTCGTGGCTGAAAAATATTGCCGAGAAACTTGGCGGCGTAGAACAGTTGTTAAAGCTGATTGCGATGGTCGCCGCAGCTCTGTTCCTTGCAACCAACGGAAACAAGATTCTGTCTTTCCTAGTGGGCGCAGTGAAACTCCTGCAAGGATTTAATCTGCAAACTGCCCTTGCGGCCGCAAAATGGCTCTTACTGTTCCTTGTGCTGGAAGATGTTTTTACTTTCCTGCAGGGCGGCGATAGCGTCTTTGGGCGACTCCTGAGCGAGGCTGGTGTTGACGTTGACGCATTGAGAGAGAAAATCAGTGCGTTCTTCGAGGGGGCAAAGCAATTTGGCCGAGACGCTCTTGATTCGCTGGGTCAGTTCTGGGAGGAACACAAAGGTGCGATTTTAGTTGTTCTGCAAGCCCTTTGGCAAGGACTAGTTGACCTGACCGCAGACATCATCACACTGGGCGGGCACCTATTCGACCTTCTGGCTGGCTTGATTACCGGCTTTCAGACCGGTGATTGGACGCAATTCCTGACAGGCTGTAAGGAACTGTGGCAAGATTTCCTCGATATTCTGAATGGTTTGGGACGCGCTGCTTTTGGCGAAACATGGGAGCCACTGAAAGAAAGCGCACAGGCAATTTGGGATTGGCTGAAAGGATTCTTTGACTGGTTCGGCGATAAAATCACCTGGGCTAAGAACCTGTGGAACGGCGTAAAAAATTTCTTTGCCGGTGGAAATGGCGGTGATGTCGATGATTCTGATGGCGGGGACGGTCCTGATAAGAATTCGCCTGGTTTTAGAGGCATGGGAGGCGGAAAATCCTCTGGTGGCAGCGGCCGCACAAGCAATGGTAAATCACCGACAGGGACGCAGACTTCCTCTGGGAGCACTGCCACAAGTAGAAATGCTGCCAGTGCATTTATTTCGGGAGGAAGGCCGGTGTCTACAACAACGGCATCACAGCGGCCGATTGCTCAAACTACGAACACCAAAAACATCACTGTAAAACAGGAAAACCGACAAAGCTACACGTTCCAAGTGTCTGATCGCAATGCCGCATCCAAACTGCAGTCTACCGTGAGTTCGCAGTCCTCGCAATCTACGAAAGATTTGACGCATGCGCTTAATTACGGGAGGTGATGCCTGATGGAAGCGACACAGCCCGCACGCTTGGGAGATTTTGAATTCGATGCTATCATCAAACGCCCGGAAACATTGTCCAGCAAGATCCCGGACTACGCAACGGAAGAAGGGTATAGCGCCAGTGACCACATCTGTCTGGAAGCGGTGACGCTTGATGTCACAGCTGTGATTTCTAACGCGCCGATTACATGGGCGGACCGGCACCCGGCATCATCGAGCCGGGTACAGAGTGCTGTCGAGGAGTTGCGGCAGTTGTGGGAGAAAAGAACACCGATGACCTTTACGGCCGGCGGTGACAGCTATGAGAATGTCTGCATCGAGAGCGTGACGTTCCCCAAAGAGGAAAGTAACTGCGAACGTATTGAACTGAAATTGAAGCAGGTGTCTATCAATTCGACAGAAACTGCAAATATCAGCATAAAGTACGCTCGCGGAGGAACGTCTAAAAAGAATACCGGTGCGAGCCAGAAGAGCACCTCCACGGCAAAATCTTCCAGCAGCGGAAAATCTTCTTCCCGCAGCAGTATTCTTTGTTCTGGGGCAAAAGCCATAGGATTGTTTAAGTGAGGTATAGGCGATGGATTTGGAATACTATGAAATCTCTGTGCCGGACCGAAACGATTCCATCATGCGCGTGAACCTTGATGAAGTGTACTACAATCTCCGGCTGACATGGAACGCATACGGTGGCTTTTGGATGCTCAGTATATATGACGCAGAAATGAATATTATCCTCGGCATGGCGCGGCTCGTGCCGGGGACGATTTGGAATTTCTACTATCAAACCCAAGGAGGTCCGCCGGGCGTTCTTGGCGTTGAAACGGAGCAGGAAACAATTGGCCGCAATGATTTTGTGGATGGAAAGGCAAAATTGTTATACCTTCCTGCAAAACAGCTTGGAGTGTAACAGATGGACATCTGGGATAGACAGTACCGAGTAAGAATCGGGAAAAATAATTCTGTTGGCCGCGAAATCGGAAAGCCTAACGAAAAAACGAAGAGGGTTATCCGATGTTCCTTTTCCTGTGAAATTGGCGATAGTTCAAGTTCTAATACAGGGAAAATCACACTTTGGAATCTGGCGGATGAAACCTTGCGCCTTTTGGAGCAGGAAGATTGCCTGATTGAACTGCGTGCTGGATATGGCGATGACCTGCCTGTTATTATGGGCGGTTCTCTGACGTGTTTTGAAACCGAAACAAACGGCGCGGATCGACAGACCACAATTGAGTTTGTGGATAGCTTTACATCCGCACGAGATACAACGGTGAGCCTGAGTTATTCGGGTGTTGTGAACGGAGAAAAAATCGTCAGGGATGTTGCTCAAGAAATGGGGTGCGAAGTTAAGCTTTCTCCCAAGGCTAAAATGATCGACTTTAAGAATTTTGCTTTTGTTGGCACAGGAAAGACGCTTATCGGGCGACTGTGTGATAGAAGCAAGCTTCGCTGGAGCGTTCAAAACGGAATCGTTCAAATATGTGCTCTGGATGAACCTCTAACGATGGCGGCTTATGTCCTTTCGGCTGATTCCGGCATGATTGGTTCACCGAAGCCTTTCTTTGAATCCGCATCGACCAGTAGCAAATCTTCAACGAGCAAGAACGCGAGTTCTAATACGACCAAAAGAAAGGCCAAAAAAGGCATTGAAGTTACATATTGCCTAAATGGCCATATTCAGATTGACGATTATGTGAAAGTGGAATCCAGAGAGTACAAGGGGAACTACCGAGCGTCAAAAATCAGGTTCACCGGCGATACGGAGGGCGACGATTGGCAATGCGTTGGGCAGTTTGTGGAGGTGAAGTAGCGTGGATCAGGACTTCCGCGATGCAGTCGTGAGCATCATCGACCAGTACATGAGGGATAATATCCACACCTCGGCACCTGCTAAGGTCGGTAACGTGTCCGAAAACTTCACTGCTGAATTAACGCCGGATTTGAAAGTAACGACCGATGATGATAGGGAAGTACCCTACCCTAAAATTTCGGGCACGGCCATCCTGATGCCTACCGGAGCAGGCGGCACAATCGGGTTTGCGTTTCCTGTGCATTCCGGGGATGGATGTGTGGCTATTTTCGGAGAGGGCGGCTCTGGAACAGACTTGAAGTGGGACTTATCCAATGCAACCTTGCTGCCGGGCTTGCCTGCATCGTCTAGCGAGCAGGTTAAGCGTGCCGGCAGTGAGGACGCAGCAGTTGTTTTTGCGCCGACTGCGACCATCACCGTCAAGAAAGACAGCATCGAACTAAAGAAGAAAGATACTGTTGTCACGATGAAAGATGACTCTGTCACTGTAAAAAGGGGAACGTCGGAAATCAAGGTGACCAACGGGAGCATTAAGTCGAAAAACGGAGGCACTTCGGTTGAGAAACTTCCTGCAAGTGTGAAAATCACCACAGCGACCGTTGATGTGACTGGCAATGTGAAAATAAAAGGAAATGTTCAGGTTCAGGGCAATGTGGATATTTCTGGAACGCTGACACTTGGCGGCATCGTGATGAATACGCATACTCATGCGGGTGTGCACGGGTTGACAGGAGGGCCGCAGTAATGGCATTGAAAGACCTTGCGCTTGCGGCTGATGGAGATTTGTTCATCAACGAAACCGGCGATTTTGAAATCATCGATGCCGTTCGGCAGGGTGTGCAAATTCGTCTGCGCTGGATAAAAGGAGAATGGGTGTTCAATACCGCTATGGGCACGCCTTACTTTGAAACAATCCTTGTGAAGGTTCCGAATCGAGCCTTGATCGAGAAGGCCCTGCGAGACCAAATCCTCGCCGTTGATGGCGTAACAGGGGTGGGCACCATCAACCTTATAAAGGATGCAAAGACTAGAACGCTCCGAGCGTCTTTTACCGCGACCACCACTGAAGGAGAAATAGAAAGTGAGGTGGAACTGTCCCATGTCGGACTACGGAGTGACAGATAAGGGCTTTCAAATGCGCCGACTGGATGAAATTTACGCCGACATCTGCAAAAGGTTTAAAGACGAGGTTGGAGTTGACCCATCGGAGAACCCACAAAGCGTGATGAACATCCTGTTTACAATTTTTGCGGATGCCCCGGCGGAACTCTGGGAGGCTTATGCTGCTGCATATCAGCAGCTTTTCCCCAATACGGCCTGCGGCGTTGCGTTAGATAACGTGATGCAGGTGGGCGGGGTGAGCCGCATTGGACAGGCCAAAACTAAGTATTTTATCTCTTGTACTGGCCAAGAGGGAACGGTCATTCCAGTTGGCGCTTTGATTCAGTCGAGCAGCCGACCGCAACGTACTTTTCAGGCGGTCAGCGCATCCATAATCTCCAGCGCAAACTGGAGAAAGCTGGCAATTCGTCCAATTGAAAGCATTGCAGGAACATTTACGTTTGATTTTGGCGTTTCTCGCAATGCGACCAGTGGAGAAGTTGGAACCTATGCAGAAAGTTCCAGCGTCACAAAGAAAATGACCGTGTCCTCGTATGACGATGCGTACTCGCAGATGCTTGCGGCTGTCAAGTCTTTTGATGCTTTGGTAAAGTTCGGCATCACTGTTTCGGACGAAACCGACGATCAAGGAGAGCATTCAATTGTTTTGACTGCATCGGGCGCCGCTGACAGCTTTTCGGCAACGTTGTGCAAGTACATTACGGCTACGGAAGTGACCAGCAATATCCAGTTTGAAAGCGCGGAATATGGCAGCTATGTGCTGGCTGAGGGTGTTATCACACAGATTGTTACTACCGTGGACGGTTGGACAGCCTGCACCAATGATATCACGCCGATTAAGGGTCGGCTGACCCAGACAGATGCCGAAGCCAGAACAAGTTATACAAACCGCGTCGCAAGCCGCGGCACCGGCACGGTTGCGAGCATCGTTTCGCTTTTATACAGCGATGTGGAGGGCGTGACCTTTGCAGCCGGATACGAAAACTACAATGATACGACCGATGCAGAGGGTAGACCACCGCACAGCATTGAAATCGTGGTTCAGGGCGGCACTGACGAAGATGTGGCCAATATCATTTGGAAGAACAAGGCGGGTGGCATCCGCGCATACGGAAAGCATTATGCTTACGCTACCGATGTCAACGGCAATCGGCAATATTTGGAATTCACTCGCGTGAATGACGTTTATCTACTGCTTTCTATTACGGTTACGAGTTCTGGCGGGCTGGACGATGATTATGTAGCGAGAATCAAATCTTTGCTGATGGAGGAAAATCTTTCGGCGGGCGCAACGATTCGCTTGCAAAAATTCATTCGTCCCATTATGGAGAACGTGTCCGGTGTTGATTATATCGAAATCCGGGGCTTGCTGAGTGAAAAGCCTGAAATTGAGACGGTTGCCGATAGCTCTATGCTGACCGGCATAGTACCGGTTCAAATCAATCAGCAGCCAATCATTAGCATGAGCGGCATCCGGGTGGTGAAAGCATGATTGACGCTTACAAGGAAATGTATGGTAAGCTGCCAATGCAGTTTCAGCTGGAATCCTTTGAAGAAAGCAAAATGGGCGATTATATCTGCGACACCGTAGATGATCTGAAGAATCTGCCTGAAGATTGTGAGATGGGGAGCATCGCCAGAGTTATTGCCCCGCCTGCAATCTATCGAAAGAATTCGGACGGGAAATGGATTTTACAGTTTTCCAGTAAGGGGGTGTCCTGATGGGCTATGAAGTCCTAAAAGAAACACCTCTCAGTGTTGAAAAAATGTCAAATATGGACGGTATCATTTGGGCTGTTGCGCCGGAGTACGAAAATGCTTCTTTGTTCCTTGGAGGTCTGGAAAATCTGAATGATTTTGATAGCTGCACGGGCGTTTGGCTTGATCGGCTTGGACAATTAGTCTGTCTGACCCGTCAGCAGGCCGGAGCGATGATTGGAAGCCGAGAACTTGCAGACGATGATAATATTTATCGCGTTTGCCTGAAGTATAAGGCTTTTGTCAATTCCTGCCGATGCACGCCGGATGAAATCATCGAAGCAACCAAAATTATTTTCGGTGCAACACAGGTGGTTTATAGTGAACGACGAGACACGCCGGCAACAATCTTTCTTTCGATTTCAGCACCGTTTTCCGATATGGTCATGTCTATTCTAGGAACGCATGACCTTATTGTGCGTCCTGCGGGCGTAAAGGTTCGCGTGGACTGCTCGACAGAGGATGCGGAAACCTTTGGCTTTGTGGATCTCAATCCGCGAGTTGCAGGTTTCGGCGAAGGAAAGTTTGCACAGTCCATCAATTAACTGGGGGTGATTTATTATGGCAGAAGGTCGCGCCGGGGCGCTTGAAGATTATGCAGCTGTGGCGTTTTCGATGTCTGGCGTGAAGCAAGACATTTCGCTGGAGGATTGGAAAGGCGGCTGGGCTTCTATTGTCGGTGGTCTGAACGGAAAACCGACAAGCCAGCAGTTCAACATGGTCACATATATTTTGAGTGCCCTGCTGAATCAGGCCATTTCCGACCTGTCTACTGTTAAGGGGACAGCAAACAGCGCATTGCCTAAAAGCGACTTTACGGCGAAGCAGATTGTGGCTCTGCTGGCAGCATACGGGCTGATGGAAGGCTGCGATGCCGATACGATCGATGGTAAACACGCGAATGCTTTCGCACCGTCTACGCATGAGCATTCGGCAAGCCAGATCGCAAGCGGAAACCTTCCGATTGAACGCGGTGGTACAGGTTCTGGCACCTCCGCTGATGCCTGCAAAAACCTTGGCGCAATGCGCAATGCGGGCGGCACGTTCACCGGAACGGTGTATTTTGCAAACGGCACGGTACATTATGTGACATCCGCAGGTGATGCACACTTTAAGTCTTTGTCGGTGTCAGGCGATATTTCCGCGCAGCGTGTCTACGATGCGGTCTACAACGACTATGCGGAGCTCATGCCGCGTGGCGAGCAGACCGAACCCGGTGATATTATCGCTCTGGATACTGGGAGCCAGATGGAACGGTATATCAAGGCCACGAACCTATCTAGCCGTATCGCAGGCATCCACACGGATGAGTACGCTATGCTCATTGGTGGAAATAAAGTGGCTGAAGGGCAGGATTTCCTTGAGGAAAACCTGCCCGATTTTATTCCGGTGTCCTTAGCAGGACGTGTTCACACGAAAGTGGTTGGTCCTGTCCATACGGGCGATTACATCGTTCTGTCCAGCACGCCCGGCGTTGGGCGCGCGGTCGGCTCGTGCGAATCGTACCCGGCGAACAAAATTGTGGGATACGCCTGTGAGAGTGATAACCGCACGGATCTGCGGCTTGTGAAGGTGAGAGTAGGTGGTGTGTGATGGCTCAAAGAAGCACAAAGGTTTACTCGGCCGACTACACAGAACTTAAAAAACAGCTGGACGCTGAACTTAATCGTCGCGGAAAAAGCGAAGGGAAAGGACAGGGCCAGAGCGTTGGAAGTGTGGCGGCTTATATCAGTTCTTTTTCTGTCGCCCCTGCGGCCGGTAGACAAATTACCAATGAGCACATCCAGAAAATTACACAGCCTATCTCGGCGATTACCGGAAGCGCTATCACACCGGAAAACGGCTCCAAGGTTGCTGCAGATGTGCTCACCCGGGCGGCTGCACTGCTTAGCCAATTGAGCGCGATTTCTGAAACTGCCACATCCAGCGGCTGCGGCGGGGCTTGCTCGGGGCTCTGCACTACGGGTTGCTATTCAGCCTGTTCCAGCTGTACCGGTTCATGTACGGGCGGTTGTACCGGCTCGTGCACAAAAAGCTGTGCCGATGATTGCACTGGTTCTTGCACCGGCTCTTGCGTGAGTACTTGCACAGGAACCTGCACCGGGTCTTGCACTAAGTCGTGCGCCAATGATTGTGCCAGCACCTGCACAGGAACCTGCACCGGGTCTTGCACTGGCACCTGCACAGGAACCTGTACACAATCGTGCGCCAATGACTGTGGAGGGAGCTGCACGGGTACTTGTACAAGCACTTGTACAAGTACCTGCACTGGTTCCTGCACAGGTGGATGCAATACAACTTGTACCAAAAACTGTGCAAACAATTGTTCCGGAGGTTGTTCTGGGTCATGTTCTGGAGGATGCGACGGGAGTTGCTATGGGTGTTCTAGCACATGCGAAGGCGGATGCAGCGAGAATTGCAAAGATGACTGCTCGTCCCAGTGCGTATCATCTTGCAAGTCAAACTGTGCAAAAGACTGCGGTGGAACGTGCCAGCTTTCATGCGTTCTTAGTTGTGGCAAATCTTGCAATAACACTTGCAATAACACCTGCGGAACAACTTGCGGGGAGTATTGTAAAACTGCCTGCGACACCGCTTGTACCAGCTGCACTGCCACCTGCGCAGATAACTGCGAGGGTACATGCAGCGGAGGTTGTACTAGTTGCTCTGGCTTTCTTTGGTCCAAGAATTAAGGATAGGGGGAATAGTAAATGGAAGCCGTTCTTCATTTCGCACATAATGCTGACACTGAGGCGGAGGTATCATATCTCAGAAACCTGCCAATCTTGAAGGTTCTCCAGCAGGAAAACGTAGAAGTGACAGATTGGGATGAACTTCTTGCTTCCGCACCGAGTGGAGAGGACAGCCTTTTCTGGTGCCTGGGCTATGCTGGCACTCTTTGCGCCCTCGATGCAACGGACTTCGATAGCTGGTTTGTCTACTGCCTGACGGTTGTGGATTCGGCGCTGGAAGCCTGCAAAATTGAAAATGCGCCCGATGAGCGTAAGAATCTGCTGGCGCTTGGCCTGGCGGCACGGACGTTCAACTTCTCTGCAAACCCTGTCACAAGGCAGTTGAAATGCGGGGATACACTGCGGAGCGCCGGGGAGTATGTCTGTTCTGAAGACGCAGATATCTTCGCTATGTGGTATGTTCTGCGTACCTTGACCGAATATTTGCGTCTGGACTTCAACAACAATCTTCGCGCACTAACTTCTGCGCTTGGAACGATGAACAAGATCCGCGCACGTTACACGCGGATTGTGGAAAGACTTCCCAAGATGGACGCTTGCTGAGAAAGGAGTAGGCTGTGAAAGTTATCGAGCTGAAACCCGAAGAAAGCGAAACCTTGGAACGGGCTTTCTATGAAGCAGACTCTTACGAGAGGCTCATTTCTGTCCTTGGCCGGAATCTGAATGCAGAAGCAAGTGCCGATGCTAAGGAAATCATCATCCACTATGCAGAGTTGTGCCGTGCGTCTCAGATGAAACTCAAAATGGTGCAGGATACGATTATTTTTCGCTATACGGAGCCTGAGGATGAAATTAAAAGATTCTGGTTCGATATCGCCAGAGGGGAGGTACATCTCCTTGATCCGTAAAAGACATGAAGACTACTCCAACATGGTACAACGGTTATACGCGGGCGATGATATTTCTGTAAATCACGCGCTCTGCAGAAATATCACCTTTCAAGTAACAAGCGGGTGCAATCTGCGGTGTTCATATTGCTATGAGCACCACAAAGGTGCTGAGCACATGAGTATCGAAACGGGTCGAAAGATCGTTGACTATCTGCTTGACCTGTACGAACAGAATACTTCGGATTTCATCAACCGCCGCACGAAGGCCGTGGTTTTGGATTTTATTGGCGGCGAGCCTTTGCTGGAGGCGGCGCTGATTGAAAAAATCTGCGACTACTGGTTTGCTGAGTGCTTCCGCAGGGGTGTTCCGCTTGCGCCGTTTACCAGAATTTCCTTTGCCACAAACGGAAAATTGTGGTTTTCCCAAGAGGCCCAGCACCTTTTTGAAAAGTACCATGAACTGATGTCTGTGACCATCAGCATCGATGGCATTCAGGAACTGCACGACCGATACCGCATTGATGCGGACGGAAACGGCAGTTTTTCTACTGCATGGGCGGCATTTCAGGATGCAAAGAGTAAATACGGCTGGTTGAACTCGAAAATGACCTTTGTGCCTGGTTCTTTCCGGTATATCGCTGACAGCATCAAAATGATGCTGGACGAAGGATGTACGGACATTGCGTGCAATTACGCATACGAGCCTGTCTACACACCTGCGGATGGCTTGGCTCTGTATGAGCAAATGAAATCCGTTTCGGACTACATTATCTCCAAGCAACTGGATGTCTCCATCACCATGCTGGATGATATTCTCGGCGGGAAAGCTATGAATAATAATAATTTTTGTGGCGGAACCGGAGCGATGATGTCGTTTGCGCCTGATGGATCCGCATACCCCTGTATTCGGTATGCCCCCATCAGCATTGGCAAAGAAAAATCGGAAAAGGTTCGCTTTGGCAGCGTTTACGATGGGCTGTACGTCATGGATGCCCAGCGCCAGGCAAAAGCAGAACTTGACGCAATCACTCTTACATCGCAATCCTCGAAGGAATGCTTGGAATGTCCTGTTTCTGCCGGTTGTGGTTGGTGCTCTGGCTTGAACTACGAGATGTACGGAACAGCCAATAAACGCTTTACAGGCATCTGCTGGGCTCATAAAGCCCGCGTTCTTGCAAGCGCATACTATCACAACCGGCGGTACATCGAAATAGGGGATTGCCTTCCCATCAAGGCTGAACTGCCAAAAGATGATGCTCTCGAGATACTTCCCGCTGCCGACTATGAAGAGTTTCTTAAAATCGAAAGAGCAACCCTTCTGAAATTCGCTGATGAAAATGGAATCGGCTGAAAGGAGAATGTATGGCGATTCTGATTGCGAGTACCCTGCTGGAAACCGAGACCGAAGCGTGGTACTCATTCTATGTGGACACGATGGAAGATGTCAAAGGACTGCCTACGAGCAAAAGCACGGGTTCATCGTACAAGGTCAAGAAATTCGCAAAGCCGGCCAGTCAGGCATACTGCATCGAAATGGCCGCGCAGTACGTTTTGGATGGGGCTGATGAATGGCGGCTGCTCTACGCAATCCGCGATGATGTGGCAGATGCAATTCTGAAAAACGTCGAAGAAATCAAGCGGCTGGTAGCCAATACCAGTGCTTCAGAGCAGGCCGCAGCGCAGAGTGCATCTGCCGCAAATGCCAGCGCAATCGCGGCCAGTAAGTCCGAAAGAATCTCCACGGAAAATGCGTCTTCTGCGGCAGCAAGCGAACGTGCATCGAGAGATAGCGCGGCAGACGCGCGAACATCCGAAGGAAATGCGCTGACCTACATGAACCGGACAGCGGACATTGCCAATCAAGTGGCGGGGTCAGCGGCATCTATCAATTTTGCGTTCGGACCGGATGTCGATGGCCGTTTCTCTTTTTTTGTCCGCAGGAGCAGTTAAAATCACGGATTCCGTGATTTTCTAACAAAAATCAGATTTACAGATGTTGCATGGCTATAATCTGGAAAGGAGTTTCTATGTTCAAAGTTATGCAGCAGTATGGCACCGCAGCCCAGCCGGCCACGGTGTACTACTGCGACGATGAAGCAGACCTGCAGAATATCAAATCTGCACCGATGGGGGCGCAAGCACTGGTTATCCACACAGGCAATATCTACATCGCCGATTCTACCGGGAAGTTCTACCCGATGTAAGGATGGTGGCGTATGGTTGATATTTTGACCTACGCAATCGCCCGCAAGAAATCAGCAGCAAAATTGGATGAACTGTATAGTCAGACAAAAGCTGTTGCGGATGCGGCAAAAGATAGCGCAGAGACCAGCAAGGCCGCTGCTGAGACATCGAAGGATCTGCTGAACAAGACGACGGCTGCGGCCCAGCAGGCTGCGGCAAGCGTTGCTTCTGCAAGCTATGCACTTGGCCCGGACGAGAGTGGCCGACTGTCGTTTTTCATCAAGAAAAGCACCTAAAAAAGGGGGTATAAGAAATGGCTGACACAACATGGGAACTTATCAATCATCCTATGAGCGATGAAACCGGTCTGGAACTGGTCGCTCAGATGAAACGCCAAAATGACATTTTGGCAGGTATTGCTGCTGGCACTGCCGGCGCGGAATTCGTGGATGCAACATTCCGCGGTCTGCTGGATGGCAAAAATACCACAGAAACCTTCTGGAGCTGGTGGCCGCTGTCTGCCGGTGATGGCGTGACGAAGTATCAGCGTCTGGAACGCTTTGCGAAAATGCTCGCAGAGAGCGCTCGCAGCAAAACCTACACTGTTCGCTTCTACAGTGACGATGTGAGCGGGGACTACACCGGCACCCCGTTGGATGATCTGGCAGATGGACGTGAAGCAGCGCCGCTGCTGACTGACACCAGCCCGGAAACCGCAGACTGGTCGGAAGAGGATCCTTTCACCTGGTACATCCGTGCCAATGCACTGTCTTTGGAAGATGGCACCATGAACGTGCTGGCGGTTGAGGGCGAAACCGGTTTTGACCTTTCTGGTGAAACCGCACCCGTCTACTGCTTCGCCCTGTCTCTGATGCTGAAGGAGTGGGAGGATGGAGCCTACCTCTATAACAGCTGGCGCACCTTCTCTGGTGGTGGCTATGAGCCTATGGCTGGCGATGTGGCCCCGGATAAGAGCCGCCGCTGGCTGACATGGCATCCTGCATTCTACGGCGGCAAAAATTCCAAGGGCGGAATGACCAGCGGTGCTGGACTGCCCCCGATGCCGTGGACAAGCGCCAATGCAGCTATCCCTCTGGCTCGTAAGATTACCGCTTATGATGCCCTGTGGACTGACTGCGACCAGCAGTATGTTCTGGCCCAGTGGCGGCTGCGCCATTGGACGCTGAGCAACAGCGGCAAACTGGAGGGCTGCACGTCCTACAATTACCAGTATACCCCGGCGGTGGCCGAGACCGGAGTAAAGCGTGTGCTTGTGACGAAAGCGCAGGGGGCAAATTTCCTCGTGGGCTCTGCTGTGTGTATGGGTGAGCGTGGCGAGAATACAGGGACAGACCGCAACGCGGACTACAATCACAATATCTTCAGCTGGGCAAAGATTTCCAGCATTACCAATGTGACCGTGAACGACACCGAGTATGCGGCTTTGAACCTTGAACTGGACGCTCCCATCAACACTACGACCACGATGCTGGTATCTACTATGCCGTGGGAGTCCGGCACGACAGAGTGCGTGCCGGGTCATAGCGATGGATGCCGCGGGAGTCTGACCAACGGCAAATATCCGTATCGCGTGGCTGGAATCGAGATGCAGATTGGTGCCTACATCGAACAGCTTGACCCTCTGTGGAAGGCCAGCATCGTGGATGATGACCACTGGCACTATGACGTGTTCTCCTGCAAGAGCGGTGAAAAGCAGGTCGGTTCTATTTCTTCTGACTATGCCCAGACTGGCTCCTTCGACCTGAACGACAAGGTAGCTTGGTCGTGGCACTATATCCGTAAGCTGGGCAAGTTGGGCGCGGAAGCCATGATGTATGAAAAGTTCAATGGCAGCGGTTCCACCTATGTACGGGCTGCGTTTCTTTCGCCCAGTTCGGCTGGCCTGTACGCCCCGTGGCGCGGTGGCACCCTTGATGACGGTGCTAACTGCGGCCTGCCTTGCGCGTATGGCCACTTTTCCCCGGCGTCCTCGCGCTGGTACGGCGTGCCCCGGCTTG